CCACCATCACTGTCAACAAGTCCTTCCGTACAGCAGCGCATCGCGACGCTGGTGACTTTGCTGATGGTCTCAGCAATCTTCTGGTCGTTGGTAGTGGTGACTATACTGGTGGTTATCTAGTATTCCCCGAGTATCGTATCGCAGTGAATGTTCGTCCAGGTGACTTGTTGCTTGTGAGCAATCACGAGATTATCCATGGTAACACTGAGATTAAACTAACACGTCCAGATGCTGAGCGTATTTCGTTGGTTTGTTATCTGCGCGAAAACATGCTAGAACTTGGTTCATATGAATACGAGACAACTCGCGAGCAATATGTTATTGACCGTAGAACTAACAAAGAACATCATCACTATCGTCCACTCTGGAATGGAGTATCTCCAGGAATGTGGGACGAACAAGAATGGTATGACTACCTTGAATCTAAACTTGGTCGAGATACAGTCGCCAAGTATCACCCTAAAGCATACCAAACATCATCAACACTTGGAGATCTATTTTAATGGAATATAGTATTGCTATTCCGTCTTATCATCGCGAACAGACTGTTCAGAATAAGACATTGAAAGTTCTTGAATCATACAACATCGATCCTGCTAAAATCAAGATCTTTGTTAATGATCAGGAAGAAGGTGAGTATGACCGATATGCTAATGCGCTAAAGGAAAACCCTTACGCTAAGGATATCGAGATTATTCGCGGTGTTCCAACTATCGGCGCACAACGTAACTTTATTGAACGTTGGTATCCGGAAGGTACACGACTGATGATGTTCGATGATGACATTGAAGAAGTTCAAGTTAAAATCAGCGAACAGAAGTTGGGTCGTGTCGAAGATCTCGAGCGAGAAATCTTTATTCGTGGATTTGAAGAATGTGAAAAGGTAGGTGCTAAGACCTTTGGTATCTACGCAGCATCAAATGCTTTCTTTATGAAAGATCGAGTATACAATGACATTTGCTATATCATTGCCTCGATGTTTGGTGTGATTGTTGAACATGATGATTTTCTCGCTCGAGTAACCAACCACGGCGAAGATTACGAATATTCTATTCGCCAGTATATCAAGAATGGTGTTCTTGCTCGTCTTGACAACTACACGGTCAAGTCTCGTTACTACAAAGAAGAAGGTGGTCTTCAAGATGTTCGCACTAAGGAATATGTGTATGACAGCGTGAAGATTATTGCTGATGAGTTCCCCGAACTTTGCACAATGTATATCCGAGAAACCACTGGTCACGCAGAGTTGAAACTCCATGACCGTAACAAGAAGTATCGTAAGGTAGAATCTTCTCTAGCGGATCTATTTTAGTATTGACTTATCTCTGTAAATGTAGTATAGTCAGTTAATGATACTAGAAAAAGCAGACGCAGAATATATTGGTCGTCGATTCATCGATTATATGTCAAACTATAATCGTATCGACGACCACATGCGCATGAAAAAACTTGAGAGACTTAAAACTCTTCCCGCCACACTTCCAGGTTGTGAACCAGAGAATATGTTGTTCTCTGATTTTAACATGCACCCAGAAGATATGGAGTTTGAGATTTTCGAACCAACTGCCAGCGAGTTTTCAACCATGGTGGAGATTACTTCTTCATTCTGCAACGAAAACTCATTCGGTAAAGAAATTAAGTTTATTGTTCGTGAAAAGAACAGCGGTAAGTATGTTGGTTTCTGTCGAGTCGCAAGTCCATTCATTAATTCTAGACCGAGAAATGAATGGTTCGGGCAAGTCCCCGATCTAAAGAGATTTAACAAACATGCTGTTATGGGATTCATCATTGTCCCTACACAACCATTCGGTTTCAATTATCTCGGTGGTAAACTGCTCGCACTTCTTTGTGCTTCTCATGAATTTCGTGAAATGTTCAATAAGAAGTATGACATGGAAACTTGCCTCTTTGAGACGACATCATTATACGGGAATATCAAGCAAGCATCGCAATATGATGGTCTAAAACCATTTTTGCGGTACACTGGCGACACTGTTAGCAATTTTCTCCTATCATTCTCCGATGAATTTTGGTTTGAGACGCTAAATTGGTTTGCGAGCAAGAATAATGGCGAACCTTTGTTCGGTCGAGAAGGAATTGCGTCGTATAAAATGAAAATGCAGAACAAAATGATGTCAATTATCAAAAATTCGCTAAAATATCACAATTCAAGCGAACTTTTGGCATTTTCAAACGCAATTCAAGCGAACAAAGACGTTACAACGCAAAAACGGTTTTATATTTCGACTTATGGGTACGAAAATTCTAAAAATTACATTCTCGGAACCGATAAAACGCTGATCAAGAGCAAAGAAAACTTTGACAAGCACTATTCAGAGAATATTATTCGCTGGTGGAAGAAAAAAGCGTCGTCGAGGTACGAAACTCTTAAATCCGACGGAAGATTGCGACATAATCTTGAAGTTTGGAATAATGACACTATTGATACCATCGATATTATCCGTTGATATAAATACTACATAACATATGTGAGTATAAAGATGGCAACAATAGAGCAACTCAATAAAATTAAACAAATCATCGAGGGTGTGGACGGGTTTTCTATAAGATCTTCCACGCCCTCAAAGATTGTAGTCGACTGCGATAAAGACAGGCAAGAGTCAAAGGGTATTCTTGAGTCGACGTTGAAAGATAACGAAGTCAAGTTTAAAGAACAAATCGTTTCAGGTTCCTCTTTTCCTGCAACTGTCATCGAGGGACAAAGTCTTAATATCCTTTACAAGAACAAACGTGGTGGAGGGATGCAGGAAACAACTCTAAATTCTTCAATCACCGAACTGTTCCCTTGTATCGCATTCTTAACGAAGATTGAAAATCAGGATTTAACTACTACTGATAAGTTTTACGCAGCAATATTAAAAAATAACAGACCAGATCTAAGTTGCTATATTAGAAATGATAACATTGCTGGGAAAGAATTCGTAGATAAAGCAGAAACCTCAACGAAGTTCAAACAGAAAGTAACTGGCGCACTTGCTGTCCTTAAATTCATCCGCGAACAAGATAAAGGCAAACCAGTAACTGATGTTTACTGGGGATATAGAAATAAACCAACTGGTGTTCTTCCAAACCACAAAGGTGACATATTCTTAAAGTTCAATGACAACTCTATGGTTGGTGCCTCTATAAAATCGGGTGGTGCTAAAACGCAAGAACCTAAGTTGAACACATATGTAAATCCTATTGTGGAGTGGTTCGGTAAGAAAGCGGATTTCGAAAAGATGAAGGTTGAGGCATACAATCAGTTCTATGTTGATATTCCAGGAATGCCGAAAGACCCTAAGAAGATTGGATCTAGAGAGTTTTACGATTCATTGGGTAAATACGAGATTTCTAACAAACAAGATTATGATAAGCGGTATGATGCTGTCTTGGAGTACATGAGATCTAAACTGGTAGAAATATTATCAGCAAATGATGCCACCACAAAGAAATGGTTAACAGAAGTCGTTGCTGGCGAACAAGACGGTGTTCCTCTGGTTGTTGTGAAGGCAATTGAAACGACAGGCGATTTTGAAATGCAGACGGACGAGGATATAATTAAATCATGCGTCGTAAGGTCTAAGAAAACTGGTGGACTGAAGATTACTAAATCCACCACGTCAAAACAGAATTTTGACATATCATTGACTTGTAATCTGAAGACTACTAAACTCAATTTCAGTATAAGATCCAACAAGGTTGGCGTTCAACATAAATTGGGACAATTCCTGAATTTAGCAGTTAAATTTAACGGTGCCAAGTAAAATCTTATAAATAGTCGTATGAATTACGATGTTATTTTTAAACTAATCGGAGACGTTGGTTTCCCGATCGCAGGTGCCTTACTTGCGGGTGTATTCGTATATTTTGTCATCAACTACATTCTTGAAAGTGTTGTTAAAGCACTCAAGGGAATGCAGGGTATCATCATGGGGTTAGATAACCGAGTGAAAACTATGAACCATGATATTATTCGCGTTGATGCAGTTGTCAGTTCCGCTTTAGGTCTCAAACCAGATCTAGATAGAATTGCACGAGCAGACGGGAAGAACGATGCTCGGAAAGATTAATGGATCCTTCTATTGTAGCAGAACTAGTTAAGCAATATGGATTCCCAATTGTCGCATCTGTCGGCATGGGTTATTTCGTTTGGTTCATTTATAAATTCGTAACTGATAAGTTGATGCCGTTGATTGGTGAAACCAATGTGATTTTAATTGCGTTGATTGACCGTGTTCGTATGTTAGATAACGATTTGATAAGATTAAACCAGAAGGTGAGCGTTGTATTGCAAATAAAGGAGGATCACAGTGACCATAAATCTAAAGATTGAGATCCTTAAAGTATTTACGTTTGATTTAAATTTTTCTTCAGATAATAAAAAAATAAAGGAAGAGAAAGATGTTAAAACGAGCGACGATGCTCCTGCTACTACTAAGTCTAAGTAGTCCAGCATTTGCCGACCCCATAGTTCAACAATTTAAATCACCTTCCTTTACTGGTTACGGGTGGTCTTCGCATGTGCAATCGATTGATGCGCAAGAGCGTTCGCGTGAACAGGCAATCAAAGATGCTGAGGCAGCAAAGGCAGCACTAGCAAGAGCAGAGGCATCAAACACTCCTCTGGCAAAGTTCATGGCGCTGTTTACCTCTCAGGTGTATGCGCAACTTGCTACACAACTTTCAAACAATCTGTTCGCAGAAGGTGGGAATGCCAGCACAGGAACATTCAATCTTGATGGCAATTCTGTAAGTTATGTTAAAACTGGAACAGAAGTCACACTAACTGTTGTCGATAAAAATGGTAACACTACGGTTGTTACTGTTCCTATTGCTACGTTTGCGTTCTAAGGAGATGACCATGAAAAAGTTAATTCTCCTTCCACTTCTTCTCGCAACTTCTGGTTGTGTTGGTGCACTTCATCCTACCACCAACCAATCATATCTCTTTAGAGACGATGCCGAAGTCAAGCGTTTTGCTAATCCAAAACTGTTCAAGAATCTACCAGAGTTAGATGGACAACCAATTCCTATCGCTCTATACTCGTTCACTGATAGAACTGGTCAACGTAAACCATCGTCAACCCTTGCAAGTTTCTCTACTGCGGTTACTCAGGGTGCTGATGCATATTTGATCAAAACACTACAAGATACAGGCGACGGTAAGTGGTTTGTTCCTGTGGAGCGTGTCGGTATTGATTCGCTGATCAAAGAACGTCAACTTGTCCGCCAGATGCGCGAACAGATTTCAGGCGAAGGTGCGGAACCTCTGCCTCCGTTGAAAGTTGCGGGTATCATCATAGAAGGTGGTATCATCGACTACAACTCAAACATCAAGACTGGCGGTACTGGTGCTCGTTTCCTCGGCGTCGGTCCATACCAGCAATATACACAAGACCAAGTTACAGTCAGTCTTCGCCTTGTTTCTGTCCAGACTGGTGAAGTTCTTAATTCGGTTACTGTGGAGAAAACTGTTCTCTCCACTTCCGAGGGAGTTACTGCTTTCACATTCTTCGACATGGCAACAAAAGCATTTGAATTTGATGGACAACAAACAAGTAATGAAGCAGGTAGTTATGCGATCCGTTCTGCCATAGAAACGGCCGTTGTTGAGTTAATCAAGGATGGTGAAAAGAAAAGTCTATGGAGATTCAAACAAAAGGAAACGACAAATGAAACTAAGTAAGTTTTTATTCGTTGGCGCTGCTCTTTGTTATGGAACATCTGCGATTGCACAAACTGTGCTACCAACAGCACCAACACCTCCAGCAATTGTAACGACTTCGCCAAATGAAACAGATGCGAATTCTGTTGCTACAACCAACAAGGTTTATATTGATCAAGAAGGGGGTAACGTAGATGTTAACGTTGTTCAAACTGGGACTGCTAATGTCATCGGTTCTGCTATCGATCCTATTTACCTACGTGGTGATAATCAAAGCGTCATCGCAATTCAAACAGGCAATGGAAACCAGCTTTATATGGGTGTCGTATCCGACACAGGAGCACAAGGAATCGCCGATGTAACAATTCGTCAAATCGGTGACCTGAATACCGCTGATATCCGTTGCGGAACATTACAAGCAGATACTTCATGTAATCAACTTGATATGAATGCTAGGTTCACTGGTAATAACAACTCGTTTGTTTTCCATGGTTCAGGTGCTAATATCCGTAACTCGATGGACTTCAGCGGTAACAATAACACAATCAATATGGATGCACTATCACCAAATGCATCACAAACAATTCTAGTAACAGGTAACTACAATGATTTTGATGTTACTCAAACTGATCTTGGTGGAACATTCGGTCACTCTCTGTATGTAAATCTAACAGGTTCTCTAAACACTATTACAACACAACAATATGGTGCATCGGAAACTGTGATCAACATTAACAGTGTGGGATCTAATGGCACGTTTAATATCAAAACTGGTCACTAATCTTCTACTGATTTTTCTGTTATCGACTCCTGCCGTTGCTGGTATTGGGTCGATAACAGATTTCAGAGGTGGTGGTGCTATTAAGCGTGGCGCCAAGACCACACCAGCAACTAAAGGTTCTGGTGTTGAAAAGATGGACACAGTGTCCACCAACTCTCAAGGTAGATTTAGGATTACATTCAATGATTCGACTACAGTCAATATTACAGAAAACTCTCGACTTCTTGTGGACGACTTTGTCTATGATGGGGGAGGGAAAACGAAGGGCAAACTTGGACTTCGGGTCGCGCTTGGAACAGTCAGATACACTTCAGGTAAAATCGCCAAAGGTAACGGAAAAGGCGTAAACATTCGCACACCAACTGCTACTATCGCAGTTCGTGGGACAGACTTCGTTATGTCGGTTGATGAAGCAGGTCGTTCTACAGTCGTGCTGGTTCCAGAATGCTATAACGAATTAGATATTACAAAACAAACTGCCGAATGTCCTAATGGTATGATTGATGTCATTACGGCATCGGGCGTAGTTACATTAGACAAACCATTCCAAGCAACTGTTGTCGAAAACAACTTTGCACCTCCTGCACCACCAGTGGTAATCAATCCGTTGATTAAGTCACTAGACAATAACGTTCAGATTGTTCCACTAGAAACAGATGATGGTCAAAGTCTCTTGCAACTTGCCAGAGACAGTTTAAAGAAATTTGTCAATCCTTCTAAAGCAGCATCCGACGATAATAAAGATCCAGATGCAGGCACAAATGATAACGTCGAACAAGTTTCCATAGCGATGCTTCGTCCAGCAACACCTCAAGAACTTTTAGATGTTTATGCTGAATTTAATGAGGGTACGAAACCAGCAGAAACAGTTTATACTAACGTGTCTCCTACATTTAAGAAAAACGTTCAGGTCGGGTGGGTGTATACTCGCTTATCCGAGGACAAGCAACAAGCAATCACTATCTGGTTAGAAAAGGGGTCAGAAGCACAAGTTGTTTCTGTGCAGAATGGACTTGTGGATGTTTATAACTTTATGGACGACAAGTGGACAACATCTGGAACTGGCAGACCACAAGGTAATATTACAGTAATACAAGAAACAGGTGCAAGATGAAAAGACTAATTGCTCTCTTTCTACTGTTCTTTGCAATGCCAACATTTGCGCAAGTTACAAACTACGGTTTCGAGAATGGCGACTATGCTGGATGGACTGTCAGTAATGGTTCGACTACAGCAAGAACCACATGGGGTCCAGATGGTTCGGGTGTTCAAGTTACAACTGGTATGACTAACTATTGTCCAGGTGGAGGTAAGTGCTGGACAGTTACTCCATATGGTTCTTACATGGTGTCACTACAAGCAGGAGGAGGTTCTCCTGGTTTTGATAGTGCCATGACGACGCTGGGACTACAAAGTTCTGTGATTACATCAATCAAGAATACCATTTACTCTAATGGCAACATGTATCCCACAAACGCAACTTCTATTAGTAGAACAGTATTTCTCCAAGCAGGTGTGACTTACACTTATGCTTGGCAGTATCTATCTACTGACTATGTTCCATACAATGACGGATCGATGATCACTGTTACTGGTGGCAATGGCACTCCAACAATCAATGGGCAAACTCAAAACTTTGCTCTTCTCGGATTTACTAATCCTGGAACTGGTAACTATTCGACAAATTCATATGGTGCCACTGGTTGGCAAGTTGCCGTGTTCACCGTTCCTGCTGACGGAAATTATCTATTAGGATTTGCTTCGTTCAATCTTGGAGATACCGCATTGTCACCAATTCTGTTTATCGATCAGATGCAAGGAACAACCTCTTTAAACGGAACAACGTTTACTCCAGTTCAACCAAATGCTGGTTCTTCTGCTCCACCACCTCCTGCGCCAACACCACCAGAACCAACTTATCCACTGGCATCGATTAGTGCTAACCAATCGCTAAAGATTAATCAAACAAACGCAATTACACAAAACTCAATATACATTAATGCAACTGGGTCTAACAACTCAGTTTATATTGAACAGTTTTCTAAGCAGAACCAGATTCGTGGTGTCAATGGCGCACCAGCTATGACAATCAATGGTAGCGGCAACAGCATTACTATCAATCAAGGCACAGCAACAACACCAATCGGTAAGAACTTAGCAGAAGTATCAGTAACTGGTAATAACAATATAGTATCGTTGACACAACAATATAATGGTAAATACGCCGAGATTGTGACCAATGGTCTAAGCAATCAAATAACTGCACAACAAAAAGATGCTAACGGAAAATCGTTGTTTATCAATGCTTTAGGAAACTCTAATAATATCAGCACCTTACAACAGGGTGCAGGTAATCACTTTTTACAAATTGATGCACCATTCGGCGGAGTTACTGCATCGGTGACTCAATTAGGTGCGTCTGCAAAGCAATTTCAACTTTTACTAAATAGTCCTGGAATTGGTGTAACTGTCACACAAAATAACTTGACTGCTGCCGACTCTGCGAAAATGGAAATAACATGCACGACTGGACCATGTAATGGATACTCTTACACAAAGAACTAAAAAAGTTTTACTCTCGCCTTGGTTGGCACTACTTACTTTTAGTATTCTTCTTTGGGTAAAACTATCTGATCCATACATGGTTGAATCCACGAGATTGAAGTTTTATGATTATTTGATGCTCGGTTCGCCGACGCAATCCGAGCAAATTGTAACAGTCAATATTGGGGAGAAAGCAATTGAGAAATATGGTCAGTGGCCTTTCCCGAGGGAAGTCCATGCTAAAATTATTAACGACCTTTATAGTCGAGGGGCTGCTGTTGTTGGTAGCACTATACTTATGCCTGAGTCTGATCGGATGGGGACTGATCGAGTTCTTGCGGATACCCTAAATCAGTATCCAGTGGTTTTGAGTCAGACGGTAAGCGATTCTTGTTCTCGGGCAAGTGCGACAATTCGGAGGACAGGCGTTGCCGTAATCGGCGATGGAGAAGCAACTGAATTTCTTCCTCAATACCCGTGCGTTCTAAGTAATATCTCAATTCTTCAAGAAGCCGCAGTCGGTGTTGGGATAACGTCAACCCTACCCGAGAGTGATGGGGTTGTAAGGCGAGTTCCTCTTCTATCTCAAACATCAGGCGAATACTATCCCGCATTTGCTCTAGAGATGCTGCGTGTAGCTGCAGGAGACTCTTCATATCAAGCCAAGATAAATCAGACTGGGGTCGAAGCATTACGAATTCCTTCTTTTGAAACAATTAAAACAGATGAATATAGTCGGGTGTTCATCAACCCCAATTACGTATTTCCATCTGTTGAAGTAGGTGGTGATATTCCTCGTCTTGACGGGAAAATTGTGATTGTTGGCGTAACTGCTGCTGGTATAGCGAACCCTGTAGCGACTCCACAAGGTGAGCAACATCCCCACGTCCTTCAGGCGAGTATTCTTGAAACTCTGATAAATGGGGATTCGGTTGCGATACCGAACTGGTCAGCAATTGCGGATCTTGCTGCTTTTCTGGGTCTTGCGCTGGCATTGATCATTCTTTCTCGATTCAGATTCTCGATTATATTTATCGCAGTTCTGTTGGGCGGATATTTCTATTTACCAGTATACCTGTTTGCGCAACAGGGTATTTTGCTTGATGTTACATTTAACGTACTCGCGATTGCTCTAATCTACATTCATCTCTACACTGCCAAGTTCATTAGCGAGTATCTACAGAAGCAACAAATTAAGAAGCAGTTCGGTACGTACCTGTCGCCAGATCTTGTTGCACAACTACAGCGTCAACCAGAACTACTACAACTTGGTGGTGACTCTAGAGAACTGTCGATCATGTTTACAGACGTTCGTGGATTCACTACGATTTCTGAGCACTACGGCGATGACGTTCAAGGTCTAACAAAGATTATGAATCGTTACATGACAGTTATGACAAGGGCGATTCTCGAAAACAACGGTACACTTGATAAGTATATCGGTGATGCGCAGATGGCATTCTGGAATGCACCGTTGGATAATAAGCAACATGCACTGGACGCAGTTCGAACTTCCTTTCAGATGCTAAAAGACTTGGAGATTTTCAATGAAGACATTAAAGAAGAAGGCATTCCCGCTTTCGGTATGGGTCTTGGTATTAACACTGCCACTGTGGTTGTTGGCAATATGGGCAGCGATCAGCGTTTCGATTATACTTGTCTGGGTGACGGCGTTAATCTGGCTGCTCGTCTCGAAGGTCAATCCAAACCTTATGGCGTCAAACTCGTCGTCGGACCACAAACGGCCGAATCGGTGGGGGATGTATACCAAGTAGTCGAACTTGACTTGATTGCTGTTAAAGGCAAAACAAAACCAGTTTCAATCTATACAGTTCTGCCATTCTTTGAAGCAGCATCAGAGTTACAGCATAAGAAATTCATCGAACTTTATCGCCAAGGTAAATGGGAAGTTGCTAAAAAATACGCCAGCGATCTTAAAGACTGCTGGCGTGGAGAGTTAAATAATTACTATGATATGATGCTCGAGCGCATGGAGGGCGAACCTCCTGCTAACTTTGACGGGGTTTATAGAGCCCTGACCAAGTAAGAAGTGGATTATCCTCGCCGAATCGGAAAAACACAATAGGAGTTTCTGTTACTTCCTGTTGTGTCATTTCGCTCTCGATCTTGTCGAAATGCGTATCTAGTTCTTGTTGGTGAATTGATGTGCTCATTGCTTTTCCAGTTCTATCTTATTTACTAACTTCCACATAATCTGTTCTATGATGTTTGCTTCTTCGTCCAGGTCTGCATCAAACAATGCATTCTGTAATGCGCCAACGCTACCATCGACCAATTCGTCGAAATATGGTGCATCTTCTTCAAAAATAGAAACGGTCATTAAAAACTTCTCCCAATTGTTGCTCGGCAAAATTCGCGAAATAGATCCTCAAAATTGCCAGTTTTGTAGACCCATGCATCATAAAGATTCTGAGCGACAGGAATATCGCTACTCGATTTGCTAACGTAGTAACCTCGATCTGTGAGTTCTTCGATCAGTTCTCGATCATCAAAGTCGTCCATATAAACTTCGACTTCAGTAGTAATATATGCCATTATGCTGCAATCCTTTTCTTATATTCAAGACGACCTTCGAGATATTCCTCGAATGATTTATAAGTGGGAACACCGTTCGCTTCGAGTTCGAAGTTTATTTGGGCGAACTCTTCAAGTTCGTATCCCCAACCATTCCACGGAATTCCTAGGAGTTCTAGGAGTTCTTCTTCACGACTCACAATATTGTCAATAACCATCACATTCTCCATTTCAATATAATCACTATACCTCGAAACATGGGAAAAGTCAAGTTCTTTTTTTAATTTTTTATGGCTTGACAATTTTGCTCGAATAGGGTATAAGAGTATGTTGAGTTAGAAAAAGGATTCTGTTATGACTATGCACCTGATGTCTCATGCGTACACCACCACTAATACGAAGAAGCGCAAGACCACAAACAAAGGCGTAACTGCGAAGTATTCCCAGGACTGGGTTGAGTACAACAAGCAGATGAAACGGATTGGTTGTAAGACTAAGACCTTCGACGAGTATGTGCAATATCGCCAAGGCAATTATAAACCCAAGTTGCGTGGCACACCTCTCCCCAAGTATGAAGTCAGCGACCATCGTCAGAAGTATCCTTCAGGCGACGGACTCGGCGTAACCTTTGCTCGCAAGGAGAATACATATACTGGAACGTTGATTAAAGGTATCGCGACCATGCATAAATCAAATGCGGTTCCTATCATCAACGAAGAACAAGCAATTGAAGTAGCGAGGATGCGCCGTGGTTAATTTTGATGTTGTATTAAATTGGATGGAATACATCCGGAATAATCCAGAGAATGCATACAGATTCTCCGAGAACTTCTGGCCAAGTCAGATCGAAAGTAAGAAGTGGTTACTCGAACATGTAACTCCTATGGATCGATCTATCGTAATTTTCGGTGGATGGTATGGAATCCTTGCGCAGTTTATTGCACACAAGTTTCCTGATGCACGAATTCTAACCACTGACTTAGATTCTAGTTGTAGGCATGTATTCACTGCTATCGATGAGTGTTATCATGATATTGTCTTCCGTCAACATGACATGAAAAACGGTATGCCGATCAACGTGCATCCCGATCTGGTGATCAATACAAGTAGCGAACATGTTACGCAAGAAGTATATGATGCTTGGTGGGACTCTATTCCTAGTACGACTAAATATATCGTCCAAGGAAATAATCTAGAAAATCCTGAGCATGTCCGCATTGCCGATAGTCTAGAAGAATTCTTAACAATCAACAGGATTAAAACCCCAGAATACGCTGGTATGTTGAAGTGTGGGCATTTCTATAGATACATGGCAGTTGGTTTTAAATAATGGATTATAGAGACTCGGCAGAAGAAACCAAGCAGAAACTTGAAACAGTAAGTTCTACATTCTGTTTGGCAAAATGGAATATGGTGAGTATGCATCTTACTAATGGTAAGACGCATAGTTGCTATCATCCGCCGACGCACGATATTCCTCTAGAGGGATTGTCGGAAAATCCAGGATTGCTCCACAATACCCCACAGAAAATTGAAGAACGTGCTAAAATGCGTAAAGGCGAACGTCCTGATGGATGTTCGTATTGTTGGCGTATCGAAGATGCAGGTCACACGAGTGATCGACACTATCGTAGCAGTGAGTGGTGGAATTCACCCGACTTTGAAAAAATTGCAACTAATAAATCCCTAGACAAAACAATCACACCAGCGTATGTTGAAGTAAATTTCAATCAGGCGTGCAATTTTAAATGTGTATATTGTTCCCCGCATCTTAGTACCTCTTGGCAAGAAGAAGCAGAAAAATATGGTGCATATATTCTGAAGGATGCAGCACATAATCATCTTGGTGCATTAACTGACTATGGATTGATGCCAAAGAAAGTTTCGCAGAAAGAAAATCCATACGTAGAAGCATTCTGGAAATGGTGGCCTGAATTATATAAAACGCTAAAGATTTTTAGAATGACTGGTGGCGAACCTCTAATGGATAACAATACATTTAAAGTATTGGATTACGTTTATCATCACCCCAATCCAGATCTTGAATTGAGTATTACCAGCAATTTGTGTCCACCTAAGCAAGAATTGTTTGACAAGTTTCTGACTCAAGTAAAGAAAATGGAAACAGCACACCATACGGTAAAATGTTTTGTTCCCGATCCTAAAAATGGGACTGAGTGGAAAGAGTGGCAACACTATATCATTGGTGATAAGAATAAGCGTCTTTACCATAGCGAGTTACCATCAATAGAACCAGAAAACATTCCCGAACTAACAGAATCCGGAAAAAGTAAAGAAGATGGCGGATTTTCTTATGAGTTTGAATGTACTGCTCCTGTGATGAAGCACTTTTCATTGTTTGTAAGTTGTGATAGCGTAGGTCCGCAAGCTGAGTATATTCGAACTGGGATGAATTTTGATATCTTAGATTCGAACGTTAGAACATTTTTGAGAGAGACGAACTGCACTAATATTACAATCATTAATACATTCAATCTTCTGAGTATCCCAAAGTTACAAAAATTCCTAGAATGGATTCTTGACTTACGCGAAGAATTCGCATACGACAAACAAAATGATATTGTCTTTGATGTTCCTGGGCAGAAACCTATAGTTAAACCTCGCAGTCAAAGAATTTGGTTTGATATACCCATTCTCCATACTCCAAGTTGGTTGAGTATAAAGATGGCGGATTCTGAGATGATTGCTATGATGGAAAGTAGCGTGGAGTTTATGGAAAAAAATATCCAAGGAGATGATTACTCCACCAGTTTCCGTGGATTTAAGCAGTATGAAATCGACAAAGTTAGACGAGACCTAGATATAATGCGACAAGGAATGGAGCAGAGTCGACTAAATACTAGTATGATTCGATTTGCTCAATATGTTGACGAGTTGGATAGGCGAAGAAATACAAATTTCAAAGAAACCTTCCCCGAATTAATTAATTTTTATGAAAGATGCAAAAATGAGCAATAGTTATCTCGACAAAGTCCGCGAAGTTCGGGACACTCTCAATACAGTTGGGAATGGATTCTGTTTGCAGAAATGGCGCCATGAAACATTGTATTTGCACATGGGCGACAACCACAGTTGCTATCATCCTCGCCCACAACGCATTCCATTGGAAGAAATTGCAGAGAATCCTTCTGCACTACATAACACAAAATGGAAGAAACAGCAGCGCAAGATCATGCTCGAGGGCGGACGTCCGGAAGAATGTTATTACTGTTGGAACGTAGAAAACCTTCCTGGAGAAAACTTCAGCGATCGAATGTTCCACAATGCCAGTACTTGGATTGATGCCAAGACAGAAACTGAGATGGTTAAAAGTCTCCCGTGGGATCAGGATTATAATCCATATTTCTTAGAAGTAAGTTTTGGCAATGGTTGCAACTTTAAGTGCGGTTACTGTTGCCCTCAAGCATCATCTCTTTGGGAACAAGAAATTCGTGATCATGGTAACTATGACATTAGTTACAATCAGTATGGTATCGATTATCTTAAGACTACGAAGGTATATAAAGATGACGAAGACAATCCCTATGTTGATGCATTCTGGAAATGGTGGCCTGATCTAAAGAAAGATCTCCGTGTTCTTCGTCTAACAGGCGGTGAAGCATTGATCAATCCCAACACAATGAAGTTGTTTAAGGAAATTGAATCAGGTGATGACACGCAGCACCTAGAATTGAACATCAACAGTAATATGGGTGTAAGCAATAATCGAGTGCAGCGTCTTTCTGACTCTGTGAAGAATCTTCTTGATAAGAAAAAAATCAAAGACTTTAAGATGTATACCTCGTTGGAAGCATGGGGTCCACAAGCAGAGTATATGCGTCGTGGTTTAAATCAGGATCTTTGGTTGAAGAATGTTGAGACGTTTCTTGAGACAGTTCCTGATGTTTCAATTAGCATTATGTGCACATATAATATTCTTTGTGTTGCATCTTTCCGTCCGTTCCTAGAGAAAATTCTGGAACTGCGCAAGAAGTGGAACGTCAACCCATACCAAAATCGTATTATGTTTGATACTCCTTATCTCAAGGAACCACCACACTGGATGATCAATCTTCTACCGAAAGAAGAATTTGGTCGGTATATTGATTCTGATCTTCAATACATTCAAAATAATATTGCCGAACCAGGATTGGTCCATGGATTCCAAGAGCAAGAATACGAAAAACTCAAGCGTGTTCGTAATTACTTTTATCAGGGTGGTCCGCGAATTGATGAGAAGTTAATCGAGAACGGAAGAAAGGATTTTTACAAATTCTTTACTGAATACGATAAGAGATCTGTTGGATTGGGTCTTCTAGAACTGTTTCCTGAATATAAAGACTTCTATTACATGTGTAAGGAAATTAATGATGCAAATTGAACCGCTATACGAGTCGTATCGCGATTTAAATGGGATGCATTTAGAGTTAACAACTCGATGTAATGCAGCATGTCCTATGTGTCCAAGGCATATTAAAAATGGATCCGAGATTAATCCACGATTGCCTATGACAGAAATTACATTGGATCAATTTAAAAGTTGGTTTCCAAAAGAATTTCTGCAACAAATGCGCAGAGTTTATGCCTGTGGTAACTATGGGGATCCTCTTGCCGCGAGAGACACGTTAGAAATCTACAAATATATTCGCGAATGTAATGATAAGGTAGGATTAGTAATTCATACCAATGGTAGTGCAAGACCAAAGTCATGGTGGGAAGAACTAGCGAAAATCATGAATGGCGGACCAGATGGTACCAGACAAGATTATGTTATCTTTTCAGTTGATGGTCTATGGGATACGAATCATTTATACCGCAGAAATACCAGTTTTGAAAAAATCCATGAAAACATGAAGGCATATACTGCTGCAGGTGGTATTGCTAAGTGGGATTATATTGTATTTGAACACAATGAGCATCAGGTCGAGCAAGCGAAACAAATCGCAAAAGATCTAGGTTTCCAATATTTTAATATTAAAAAGACAACTCGCTGGCATCGGTATGACGATGAAGGTCGCGGACTGTATGACGTTATGGACAATGGAGTAAAAACCCATACATTACGGCAACCAAGAAACCCAATATATCAACATGAGAATTCTGTTGAATTTAAAAGATCGTTCGGTATAATTCCTCAGTATATTACTAATGATGAATTTAATAGAATGATACCCAAACCTGGAAAAACAGACATAGATGTCTATGACAACGAAAACAACACATCTATTTCTATTCCACACAATTCTTTGGGAATTGTTTGTCGCGCAAAGAAATCGAAGTATCAACAACTGAACGAAATTTTTGTTGACGGCGCAGGTAATGTTTATCCTTGCTGTTTCCTTGGTGGTGAATTGTGGAGAGCGAATTCAGAACATTGGAATCCCAATGACACATCTTTGCAGATGATAGAACTAAACGGTGGTATGGATTCGATATCGTTGAAGAAAAATTCTATTCAGGATATTGTAAGTTCTCCATTGTATCAAAGATTTCTCCCATTGAGTTTCCAAAAGGGAAGTTCGATGAGAAGTCACCAATGCACTGCATGTTGTGGTGATGAATACAATCACTTAGACCAAGGCGAACTTGGAACAACAAGCAGAGGGTTGGTAAAACAGCAAGAACACGAACAACGGGAAAAATCTAATGCAAAATAATACAGTTTGTGTGTATCCATGGATTCTACTGAGCGTAGGATCTAATGGAGGGTTACGACCCTGTTGTAATGCACTGCATGCTGATATTGAGAGCGAGAAGGGTGTTCGAGCAAATATAACTGAAATGAAAGATTACACCCTCGACAGTTTTCTAAACACACATACTCACAAAGAATTGCGTGAATCTATGTTGGTGGGCGAACGTCATCCAATGTGCGGTCGTTGTTGGAAAATGGAAGACTCTGGTATGAAGAGTTTTAGGGAATCTATTAATCAGAGATATCCAGAGTTGCGCGAGAGGATCCATGATGAGACTCCTTTGGGCATTCACAGAATTGAATTTGACCTTGGTAAAAAGTGTAACCTGAGATGTAGAATGTGTGCACCATTCAGTAGTTCTCTGATTGGTAAAGAAACACAAAAGCACCCTGAATCTAGATCGTATTACGAAATGGATTATGACAGCACTGAGTGGGTTGATGCTGTGAGTATGCGTGATGTTGTTTCTCCGCATCTTGACACACTACAGGAAATCTATATGATTGGTGGAGAACCTCTTATTATTGATGCCCACGAAGAACTGCTTACCTATTTGTTAGAAACTGGATCTGCATCCAAGATTAAATTGGTATATAATACAAATGGTATTTTTCTTGGCAAAAAGTTCATTGATATGTGGAAAAAATTCAGATTTGTTCAACTTAATGTTAGCATCGATGGTGTTGGTAAGCAATATGAGTATATTCGTAATCCCGCGAAATGGGAAACTATTGAATCAAATATGAAATTGTTGATGGCAGAAATTAAAGATCTTAGAAATATAGAATGCGGAGTTACTCCAACATTACAGAATTTAACAATATCCAATAATTCTCTTCGTGATCTATTTCTTTGGTGCGAAGATCTTGGACTTTCTATGGGCGTAATTCCTGTTAATAGACCTGATTTTCTACAAGCAGATGTTATGCCAGAAGAAATCTATGAGTACTATCTACAAGAATTCAAAAATATCAAACCACAGATAAAAATTAATGTAGTAGAAATTAATAATACCATTAACTATCTGGAAAGCAACAAGTCTAACTTGCATAATTCGGATCTACAAAAGAAGTTTGTTCAAAAGCAACTGTTGTTAGACAAGATTAGAAACCAAGACGTATTTGAAACTCATCCGTGGGCAAAGCAAATATGAAAACCTGCCTGCATGCATCTTGCGGATTAGAAGTTGATACTGTTGGTAGAGTTAGACCTTGTTGTCTGGCAAAACCATTTGCAGATGACACAGGCAAGGAATATAATCTATCTACAAATACATTAACTGAAATCTGGAATTCTGACGCCAGAAAAAAACTATTACAAGATCTAGAAAATGGTATTGAAAATTCAACTTGTGAAGTTTGTTGGTCTGAAGAACACCATGGTAGAGAAAGTAAACGAGAACGAGAAAACACTAGAACTCTGCAGATTAAAGAAACTCCACAAATTTTAGATTTGAAATTAGGAAATACTTGTAATCTAAAGTGTCGAACATGCAATCCAGAAATAAGCAGTTCTTGGGTGACAGAGTGGTATGATGTAAACAATTCGCATGTACCTAAAAATGCGTTTATGCAAAAATTTAAAAACATACGCCAAATCTATTCTGCCGAGAATACAGATTTTTGGAATACATTGGAAGAATGGATTCCACAATGTAGTGTTATTGATTTTTATGGTGGCGAACCATTACTAGTAGAAAGATCTTGGGAAATTCTCGATAAGTGTGTTCTTGATGGTTATTCTACTGATCAAGAAATCCATTTTAACACTAACGCAACAATGTATCTGAATAGCAAGCAGGAAACTGCTCTCAAGAATTTCAAAAAAGTAAATATCTCTCTTTCCATAGATGGGATCGGCGAGAAATTTGAATACATGAGATATCCTGGAAAGTGGAATACTGCACTGGATGTTATTGAGAAGTATTCCAACTTGTCTAAGCAAAATGATCATATTCGAATAGATTTTTGTTATACTGTTAGCATATATAATATTTGGGATGTTGTGGAGTTTGATATGTTTGTTAGAGAACATTATCCGAATATCGGAATTTATTATAATATGTTGTTTCACCCAACACAATTTAGTATTACTAATATTCCCGAAGATTTAAAACCACTAGTATCTAAGCGGTTGTTAGATTACTCAGATAAACTGACTAACATAACAAACATGTTAAATACTTCTGTGCACAATCCGGATGAATTTAATTTGATGCTATCTATTACAGAGAAGCATGATAAGTATAGGAATAATTATTTTAAAGAAAGTTTTGCAGAATGGTATCCAATTTTAACAAAATAATTGCATATGGATGCAGTTTTACTGCGGGACAAGAACTTGGTGATGCAGAGATTTTGGGTAAAACCCACGATGAAGTTGATCGATTGAAAGCAGAACATGGGTTGGGTGATAAAGCGTATCAAAAAGTATATGGTGGTTTGGCAAGAGAAGCAGAAGCATATGGTAAAACTCTTGCATGGCCGAGTCAACTAGCAAAAAAAGTAAATATACCCTGTTCGAATAGAGCTGTAAATGGTTCTAATATCTCAAATGTTATGTTTAGAATCCAAAGAGATATGCACGAAGGAAGTATAAAAGAAACCGATTTGATTCTGGTCGGAATCACATCTCCCAATAGGTTTTTCTATTTGACAGAGAATGTAAGTGAAGTAAACCAAGTGTTTAATTTTAGAGAAACTTGGGGGGATCCCAAACTTTATGATGCATTAATGGTAGATTATGTGAATGATGTCAATTTAATTTATCAGTATATACGAGACTTAAAACACCTTGATGACATGGCAACGAAATATTTCAATGGTAGAATGTTCTTGACAATGACTGTGCATTCTTTGGATGGATGGAAAAACTTTTTCTCTGGATATAAGAAGAAACTTCCATGGTTAGATTCTTTCGAGTTCGATAATTTACTTCTTCCAGACTTTGCATTTCAGAATATACGGGAAGAACATAAGTTAGAACCTCATACTTGGTCTCATCCAAAACTGCAAAGTCATATTATCTACGCAGATAAAATCTACGATGAATTAGTTTCGAAAGGTGTACTATAATGAAATTGATTGCTATTATACGACAGTTTTTCCTAGATAGAAAAATCAAAAGAAAAATTAAAAAATTGCAGGAATTAGATCCGTTCATCTATGACTAGAGAATACAATCTCAAAAAAAATCCTTCATTTTGTATGTTGGGATTATTGCATACATACGTTTCACCAGATGGTAACGTTATGCCATGTTGTGTGGGCGATACACTACAGAAACCACTAGGAAACATAAACAAAGTTTCTTCATGGAATGAGATCTGGAATGGAGAAGAGTACAAGCAATTCAGAAAAAATATGATAGATGGCGTAGAAAATCCCATTTGTTCTGGGTGTTATGATACTGAAAAATTTGCTTCAGAAAGTTCTAGGACGCATAGAAACAATGTTTATGCGGATGAGTATGATCATTATATTTCGCATCTCCTACCATCTGGTGAAATGACAACAGACAAATTAAAGTACATGGATTTCAGATTCAGTAATAGATGCAACCAAGCATGTATTACGTGCGGACATGGGTTGAGTTCTAAGTGGTATGATCTAAATGAAAAATTGGGCAGACCTCAAACGGAATCAAAGTTTATAGAACCAAAAGATGACTCTATTGCATTTAAACTTATTGATGACAATTTGGATAGCGTTAGAGATATCTATTTTGCAGGTGGGGAACCGATGATATCAAAATACCATTGGTATACACTAGAAAAACTTATAGAATGCGGTAGAGCAAATCAAGTTACTCTAGTATATTCTACTAATTGCAGCACTCTAACATATCGTGGTAAAGATGTTTTAGAATATTGGAAACAATTCAAAAGCGTAATGATCATGGCGAGTATCGACGAAGTCGGTGAGCGATTTAATTATATTCGCTGGCCTGGAGATTGGAACAAAATCTCAGAGAATCTTAAAAAAATACACGATTCATTCGAAATAGTAAATAGATCTGTCGGATGGGCAAAACAAAAATTAGTATATGTTCCTGTTCTGAGTGCGTTCAATATACATCGGTTGAAAGAAATTGTGCAAGAATTTATTGATTGTGGAATTTACCAAACAAGTTTATGTAATACCACTTTGTTTGAATCATACATGTTTCAAAATCTTCTTCGCAACCCAACACATTTAAGTATTGTTAATATGCCAGAGCAGCATTGGCAATATGTTGATAATTGTTTGACTGAATTTGAAGATTGGTATTTGTCTTGTGTTGTGAATGGCACTCCTGCGTTATCTAACAAGAAGAAAAAAATTAAAACTGCAATGAGTAAAATTAGAAATATGCGAAAGATGCAGCAGTCTGATTTTAAATTTTTTGAGTATCCTACAGAAGATTACTTAATATTCATGGAAGAATATTCGAAAATGGATATTGCTCGCGGCACGAACTTCAAAGAAACATTTCCAGAACTGGAGTGGTTATACAAATGATTGAATGGGGTATATCTGCTGCAGCGCATGATGCTGCTCTTACTGTGGTGCAGGGTGAACGAATTTTATTTGCTTCGCACGCAGAACGGTATAGCGGAATCAAAAATGACAAGCATCTAAATGCCGATCTGATCAATGCGGCATTAGAGTTTGGTAAACCAGAAAAGATTCATTGGTATGAAAAACCAAAACTCAGAGGTATGCGCAGACTACTTTCGGGGCAAGGAATTATTCGCTTTAGCGTAAGGCAGTATCTAAAAGAATTCGGTCTCGAAGTTCCAGTCGAATTTGCTTCACATCATGAGTCGCATGCCGCAGCAGGTTTCTATACCTCTCCATTTCAATCAGCAACCACTCTAGTAATTGATGCTATCGGTGAGTTTGATACGGCATCTATCTGGACATGTTACGCACATGTTATGAAGAAACAATGGAGTATGGATTATCCGAAATCTCTTGGATTATTTTATTCTGCTATAACAGACAGAGTTGGGTTGAAACCAAACGAAGATGAATATATCCTCATGGGTATGGCGGCATATGGTAATCCTGACAAGCACTATTGGGATATGCGCGAACTCTATGAGCGAGTAAATCTACATCGTGGTTGTAAGTGGTGGATGAAAAAAGAAGATCCTGATCACTACGATCTTGCCGCATCGGCGCAAAAGATATATGAAGAAGAATTTGATAAACTTCTACATCGCGCAAAGAAGAATGATCCAGCACAAAATAATCTAGTGTTATCAGGGGGTTGCGCACTTAACTGCTCGGCAAATCACATCGCTAAAAAATACTTCAAAAATATCTGGATTATTCCTAACCCAGGAGATGCTGGTAGTTCTCTTGGTGCTATTGCTGCAAACAACCGCAGAAAACTAAACTGGCAAGGTCCATATCTCGGTGAGAATATTGAAACCGAATATCCCGTAGAAAATCTATTGACTTCTTTGCGTAAAGAGGGTATAGTTGGAGTTGCTAGTGGAAGAGCAGAGTTTGGTCCGAGGGCATTTGGTAACCGAAGTCTCCTCGCTGATCCATCTAGACCAGACATTAAGGACAAAGTAAATGCAATCAAGCGCAGACAAAAGTTTAGACCATTCGCACCAGTCATCCTTGAGCAATATGCAGCAGAGTATTTTGACATGCCAGTTGAAGTATCCCCTTACATGCAGTTTACTGCAAGATGTAAATTTCCTACAGAGTTCCCTGCTATCGTTCACGTTGATGGCACATCTCGCGTCCAAACTGTAAACAAAGAGCAGCATCCAGGATTATTTGAATTGTTGTCACGCTGGTATGAAGAAACAGGTTGCCCAATGTTGCTTAATACTAGTCTTAACATCAAAGGGTTTCCTATGGTAAATGATACCAAGGACGCTAAGATGTTCGAGGGACTTTATAATGTCAAGGTATATTAAAGAATTAGAATTTACTATAGATCCTGCGCCATATATTAAACTATGGTCAGAATTACCAGCAATGAAACAACACAATCTCAAATATAGAGAAGGTGACGAGGCGCTAAGTTTTGAAGAAAAACTTCAACTTGGAGCAGGTAGTCTGCGCGATCAGAATACTCTCAAAAGACAGGATTATACGCAGCATATTTTCCCGTTGATCAAAAAATTAGAGAATCAAATATACAACTATTCTAATGGTAACCTGACGATAGATCGAATTAGATTTATGAACATGACGCCGATAACATGCTTGAGTTACCATGTTGACCCTGATTCTATTCGGTATCACATACCGTTGATCACTGATGCCGATGCATTCTTTGTTGTAGATGACATGGTAGAACGAATGCCAGATATTGGTAGATTGTATAGTTTACAAACAAATGTCAAACATACTGCGATAAATGCTTCAATTTCTGCCAACAGACTTCATCTAGTTTTTTCAACGCATTTTAATAAATAGTATTATGGCGGATATTCTAAAATTCCCTGATAAGTTTGTTAACGGAAAGCGGTTATACCGAATACCATTATATTCGGACATGGACATTGATGTTGTTTTATTCTGCGTAAACGCATTTGGTGAAACTGATAATCGTGTAATTATTGACGATCTGATCAAAATGGATCCAGTCGATGTCATAAAATGTATTGACTTTTCACTTGAATCAGAGTATATTTCTAATACTACGAAAGCGCATATCGAATGCATTCGTAAGTCGATTGAGGAAATTCCCTTTAAACTTGAGAACTGATATATTATGAATATTTTTTACCTTGACCGCGACGTCAAAACTTGTGCTACATATCACAATGATAAACACGTTGTTAAAATGATTTTAGAGTATGCCCAATTACTGTCAACAGCACATCGCATGCTTGACGGCAAAGAATATATTGATGCCTCTTCTGGGCGTCGAATCAAGCGTTGGCGACTTGAACATGATCAGATGGAAAATATGCTTTACAAAGCATCACACATTAATCACCCCAGTGCTATTTGGGCGCGACAGTCCAACAATAATTACAATTGGTTGATGTGTTTATTCCAGGAACTTTTGCAAGAATATACGCATCGCTACGGTAAGATTCATGCAACCGATCGCCTAGTATACTGGTTGCGACAACCACCAAAAAATATTCCAGTAGGTTATCTGACACAACCAACACCTGCTATGCCAGACGAATACAAGGTGCAGGGCGACTCCCTGCAGTCGTATCGTAACTATTACATCGGCGCAAAAAAAACTATGGCAAAGTGGAAAAATCGTCCTATTCCAGAGTGGTGGAGCGATGCAGTTTAATAAATACCTGTATGAGTTTAAAAAATAGTATCCCCATTCCAATTTCAGATACCGAACTTCCTCGGTAACAAAGGGCGACCCCACCTTGTGTGGAGTCGCCTTTTTTGTATTCACTCTAGTAAGAATAAGGACTGTTTATGACGAGAAGAAAAAACAATCTCCAAGTTGTATCGAATTCTGAACCAAAGGTAACTATCGAAAAAAGTAAACTATGCAAAGTTAAGTATGACGATCTAAGACATATCCAACCAAAGACACAGAATCAACGACTTTTCTTCGATCTTTACAATCAACAGTCCACTGCAATGCTACTGCATGGTGTAGCAGGAACAGGAAAAACTTTTATTTCCATGTATAAGGCACTTGAAGAAGTCCTGGACCCAACAACAGATTTTGAGCGTGTTGTTGTTGTGCGTTCAGCAGTACCATCAAGAGATATCGGACACCTTCCAGGTGACGAGAAGGAAAAAACAGAGGTCTATACTTTACCTTATGTTGAGATCTGTGATGACTTGTTCAATCACATCCAACCCTTCCTGCGCATGCAGGAGCAAAAGACCGTTCATTTCCTAATCACCTCGTTCGTGCGTGGTATCACACTTGATAATTCAATCATAATCGTTGACGAATGCCAGAACATGACTGACATGGAACTCAACTCTATTATGACTCGTATCGGCAAGAACTCCAAGATTATCTTCTGTGGAGACTTCCGTCAAACCGACCTAAATAAGAAGAACGATATGTCTGGTCTCCAGAAGTTTATCGCAATCGCAGAACTGATGCCATCATTCAAGACGGTTGAATTTTCTGTTAATGATATTGTCAGGTCGAAACTGGTAAAGGAATATATCCTTGCTCGGTTAGAATACGAAGAAAAACATAATTAAGGGCTTGACTTTTCTGTCAATTATAGTATAATGGATTTATGATGTTTGAAACGATATATGAATATGAAGATTTTGCCCAATCAACTACGAGCGAAGATGGTGGTAGAGTTTATGTAAATGCCAGTGGCACTGCATATCCCTCTGCCACCACCGTTTTAGGTGTTCTCTCTCGCGACTCTATCGCTGCTTGGCGAAAGCGTGTTGGTGAGGAAGAAGCAAATAAAATCTCAAACAAAGCATCAACTCGTGGAACTAAGATTCACACGCTAACCGAAACGTATCTTAAGAACGAAAATGTTAGCGACAAGATTGATGAAGTCAAAGCGTCGATGCTTGATGTTGAGATGTTTAACAAATTCAAAACTATCTTAGAACCAATCAGCAATATTCATTGTCAGGAACTTGCTCTCTACAGTGATCATCTGCGTATGGCAGGTCGCGTCGACTGTATTGCTGAGTATAATGGTAAACGTGCTGTTATTGATTTCAAGACTTCCAACAAAGCGAAATCTAAATCTTACATTGAAAGTTACTTCATGCAGACAGCAGCATATGCTATCATGTATGAAGAACGCACTGGTATTCCTGTTCCATGGTTGGTAATCCTAATCGCAGTTGAGGACGATGCTCCACAAGTGTTCATTGAAAAGCGCGATGATTGGGTGAAGAAACTTCTTCGCACTCGCGACTATTATGAAAATGGGTATTATACCAGTGAGTGAACTTTCCGAACAACGGATGGAAATTTGTAGGCAGTGTGAACATCTAATACATAAACGGATATGCAATCAATGCGGATGTTTGATGCCAGTAAAAACAAAACTAAATCGTGCATCCTGTCCCAAGGGTAAATGGGGTTCAGTAGGAAAAAAACTTCCCTGGGAAGCATAAAAGACTTGACTTCCTACGTCATGTATAGTATAAATAGAATATCAGTTGTTGATACAATCTGAATGCTGCGTAGGACAGGGGTGCAACTCCCCTCGCCTCCACCATAGATACTCTGGGCCGAATACACACCGGCTAATAAAAGTTTCGATTACTATTGCTGAAATCCGGGCAATAGAATAGGCAGAGTTTGGAATCGCAGGTACTCTCTAGCCAGAGTATCTATGATGGGGGCGTACTTAGGATTCGACTGCGAGTTGAAGGCGAGAGTAGACTGATTGACTGGGTAAAGCGCCCACAAAAAGTAAATGCAAACGATAACGTTGCCTTTGCCCTAGCTGCTTAAGCTAGCATTGGGTTTTTGATAGTTTTTCCTCGAAACAGAATAAAACTATCAACCGTTCTAGTAAGAAGGTGGACCGAGTTCCACTACGGTTCTGCACTTATAAATATTTGCATGACCTACTACGCCTCTACTTGAAAAAGCACGCATAGTAGGTTTTTTTGTCTCCGGACAACCAGTGTGGGGAGTCACTGGATAATACCCTCTCAAGTTTAACAAGTATTAGGAAATAAGATGACTTCCTTTAACAAGAAGTTTTTCAAGTTTCTTTCGATTTTTACAGTATTAGTATATAGTTTATATGGAATCAATTCATATGCTGAAGATGCTATCGAGAGAGATACGAGGGAATATTCCCTCGGCTTTGTAGAAGTAATCCAAGAGATTAAAGAAGATGCGGCAGAAGAAAAAAAGAAAACCGCACTAAGAAAAATTGAAACCCAAAACATACATTTAGCAAATAATCGCGAATTGAAATGTCTAGCAGACAATATTTACTTTGAAGCAGGAAACCAGTCAACTCAAGGAAAGTTGGCGGTTGCTGCAGTAACTATCAATCGTGTGAAAAGTCCCAAGTTCCCGAAGTCTGTATGCTCAGTCGTGTATCAGAGAACAAAGCGTGTTTGCCAGTTCTCATGGGTATGCGAAGGAAAGAAGACTGTGCGTAGTGCCCAGCAATATTCAGAATCTAAAAAAGTTGCTGAAAAAGTATTGCTTTCTGGGGCAAATCACGGTATACTTGGACGTAACGTGCTATTCTACCATGCGGATTATGTCAATCCAAGATGGAATTTGAGGCGTGTTGCAAAAATCGGTGATCACATTTTTTATGCAGGATAATAACTTTGAATATGGTAATGGATGGTTCTGAAGTAACCAATGAATTTTTAATTACAAAAGAGTATAATTCAGCAACTGAGTTCTCTCAATTCATAGAGAAACAATCATTCGAGAATGGTATTCCTTGTTTGGATATTCTCCTCGACTATTGTGTCAAAAAGGATATTGAGATGGAGTCAGTTGCTGTTTTACTCACCACTTCTCTTAAAGAAAAGATTAGAGCAGAAGCAGAAGAACTAAATATGCTGAAGCGTAAATCTGGCGGGAAATTACCACTTTAATGGAAGCATATGAAGTTTATCGCCTCTATATGGCACTTAAACTACATTTCACTACTGCGTCTTATGACATCACCGTTACTAAAGGTGCTGTCAAGTCGTCAGAGTCTGCCTTCTTAAAAAGAAGAGATGTTTTCCTATTCAGGAAACTGGCGAAGAAGTTCGTCGCTCGTCAAGAAATTATCAACTACTTTGTTGCAAACTTTGCAGCAGGAGATAAGAACGGCGGCATCTTTAGCGCAGATTCTGACGACATCTATGAGAAGTGGAAAGGTAGACACGATCGGTTGTCATACATGTTCGCAGACGATATTAGTCGCTTACTCTTAGAAGCAGAGAAGTTAGAACAAGATCCCTTTGTATCTTATGACAATCAACATCCAATAGTAATTAAAATGTTACTTGGTAAAAAAATTTCACTAGAAACAGTTATTATACTTGACAAACTACTAGATTTCAGGTATAATCTAAATACTGAATTGTTAAATGATTTTATCTGGAATGATTTAAATCTTTTGATAATTAAGTATCGTCCGTTCGTTCGAATCGATCGGGCGAAATTCTCTCAACTATGGATCAAGGAGAAAGGCCAAGTGGTCTGTTAATGAGCAATTCAAGAAGTAAAGACTACTATGGGTCAGAACCCAGAGTAAAAGAAGTACGCAAGGGTGTTGATAAATCAAATAAACACCGTAAGAGTTTGTATAAATACTCCAGTAGTCATGATGCAGATGAGTATGATGACTATGATGATTACAATACACAACGCAAATATTAAACATACAACGCAATATAAGGAAATAAAATATGTCTATTAATTCACTATCCGAACTTCGCAAGAATCGCGGAAACTTCGACTCACTCATGAAGGCAGTTGAGTCAATCGCAAACCCATCAAATGAAAAGCGTGGCGACGACGATCGCTTCTGGAAACCAACTGTCGATAAGGCAGGTAATGGACAGGCAGTTCTTCGTTTCCTTCCCGCACCTTCTGGCGAGGAACTTCCTTGGGTTCGCGTTTTTGATCATGGTTTCCAGGGTCCAACTGGTAAGTGGTATATCGAAAACTCGTTGACCACAATCAACAAACCAGATCCCGTCGGCGAACTGAATTCCGAACTTTGGAACTCAGGTATCGAAGCGAATAAGGAAATCGCTCGTAAGCAAAAGCGTCGTCTTTCTTACATCTCCAACGTTCTTGTGATTCGCGATCCCGCAAATCCAGAGAATGAAGGTAAGGTATTCCTCTACAAGTATGGTAAGAAAATCTTTGACAAGATCAAGGATGTAATGCAACCAACCTTTGAAGATGAGAAACCAGTCAACCCATTCGACCTTTGGGAAGGTGCTAACTTCAAGTTGCGCATTCGTCAGGTTGAAGGTTATCGCAACTACGATAAGTCAGAATTCGACGGTCCAACTCCTCTCGACGATGATGAGGATAAGTTGGAGCAGGTTTGGAAGAATGCGCATTCTCTCGCAACCTTCCTCGATCCTTCGAACTTCAAGTCATATGATGAACTGAAGGCGAAGATGAATGCTGTTCTGACAGGTGGTGGTTCGCGTATGGCAACTGCGGAGAAGGTTAATCCGCTTGATGCTGAAGACGAACTGTTCGTTGAAACCAAGATGCGTAATGCACCTGCTGCCAAGGCAACAGATGACAGTCCGCCTTGGAAGGAAGACAGCGACGATGACACGATGAGTTACTTCTCGAGTCTCGCTGATGACTAAATGAAAAGGGGAGCGTTTCGCTCCCCTTTTTTATGCTACTGCTCTTCTTTTTTGGAACACCAACCAAGTAGGGTCATCTGTCCTTACTTTTCCGACGCCTCCTGGGAAAGTTATCGGCGGAGATGTTTGATCGCCACCACCACCACCTTGATTGATCACTGTTGGCGGAGGAACATTAATCTGCAGTTTTTCTTTAGTTGCTTCAGTTCCCTGTTCAATTAAAGCGCCATCCATATTTTTGCCTGTTTCCGCTTTGCTACTAGACATTTTATCATAAGCAGCACCAGCAATCATACCTGCTGGACCTAATGCCGCACCTGTCAACATGCCTGCATTTCTTGAGAAGAAATTGCCAGTGTTTTCTTTTGCTTTGGGTTCTATGTTAGTAGAACCTTTATTGCCTGCCATTTTATCATAAGCAGCAGCAGCACTTTCACGTCCTGTAGGTCCTGCGACCACACCCTTATTTCGCGAGAAGAATCCACCACCAGAAGGTTTTTCAACTGAACCTTTCTGTGTTCCAGTATATTCACCTGCTGCCATTTTATCTTCTGTGCTGTCGACTAATCCAAATGTTAGACCACTTAAAACATTTCTGCCAGCATTCTTAAACTTCTGTCCAGTCGTTGCATTGGGATCAGCATTAAATCCTTTATATCCATCATATGCTGCCATACCTGCTGCAAGCGGAAGTGCGAGTTTTCCGGCAACTCTACCTGCGAATCCAAGACCTTTTGCCAATCCAGGTGCTTTACTCAACAGACCACTTGCCTTAGAACCCAAACTTGATGCGCCACTTGCAATCTTACCTAAGAACCCAGTTGACTTGGTTGCTGCAGCAGCAGTACCAGCGGCAGCGGCAGTACCAGCAGCACCTGCTGTTCCCAAACCAGCAGCGCCAGCAGCACCCGCTGTCCCCAACCCAGCAGCGCCAGCAGCGCCAGTAGCACCTAAACCAGCGGCACCAGCAGCACCAGTAGCACCCAAACTAGCAGCGCCAGCGGCACCAGCAGCGCCAGTAGCACCTACTGTTCCCAACCCAAGCATTCCGAGTGTTCTGGCACCACCACTGAGAATAGCACTACCAACTGTTCTGGCACCACTTACTAGACCGCGAGCAAGTCCTCCTACTCTACCTCTGATACCACGACTGGCCATACGAGCACGAGCACGAATTCTTCCTCGGGATCTTCGTGGACCTCTTCTTCTATCTGGGAGATCGATATCCAGTCCACCGCCATCGCCACCGTCGCCTCCATCACCACCAGCACCACCACTTTGATTATCTGCTGACATCTTCTTCATCAGTTCTAGTATTTCTTTCAATACATCGACTGTTTCAGTTGTCTTTTCTTGGGTAGTATTAGAATACTCTTGTATTAAAACATTGGAATCGGCAGTTTTTTGCAGTGCTTCAATTGTTGCATCTTTAGAGATACCCGCAGCATCTTCTTGTGCTTCGCTGTTTACAGGTGGTGATTTTGAAGTTCCAACTGATGCTTCATATTTGTCCATTACCGCAGTAAGTTTTTCAGTCTTTTCACGAAGAACTTCGGTTACTGCGTCGAGTTCTTTTGCGCTCTCCTTTATCTCTTCATCTGATTTTGTTTCATCCTCAAGGTCGCCAGACAATTGCTTCCTTTTATCATTGACGATCGATTGTGTAGACTCGACATCCGCACTGCGATCCTTTATTTCAGAGAGAAGGTTTTTCTGTTCCTCTGTTAGTGAAGATGATTCAATATTATTTTTCTCGAAAGAACCAGTTGAACTTTTACTCTCGCTGAAGTGTTGATCAAGAGCAGTTTTAAATGCTTCAGTTAAAGAAGAAACAGTTAATGTCTCTTTACTGGTTTTTTCTGAGGATTCTGATTTCTGCTTATCCTCTTTGAAGTATTCTTCGATGACTTTCTTTATAGTTTCATTCGCAGATACAGTTTGAGTCTCATTCGTTTCAGAATCTACTCTGGACAACAGACGTTCGCGTTTCTGTTCATCGGAAGTAAACACATTATCAGCGAAACTACCCTCGGGTGCTTCTCTTCCTACTGCGATATTAAATCCACGTTTGAGAGTTCCACCGATATTGGAAGCAAACCCTTTAGCGAGTTTACCAATACCTTCTCTAGTTTTTTCTACAGGTTCTTCATCGGTGTTCATTCCAACCGAACGACCAAGACGATTTAGGAATGTATCTTTTTCGCCAGTTAAAGTATACCCAGATGCCTTTACTACTTCCTCGCGAGATTTTTCTTCCATCTCTTTACCGAGTTTTTGTAATAATGGATTGTCAGAGTCTTGAAGATCCTTTGTGATACCAACAATCTTACCGATTGCTTTCTCAAACTCTTTCATGTTTTTAGTTTGTAACTTGGTGATCTCGTCGATCATTGTTTTGATCAACTCTTTTTGATCATCATTAGTTTCTTCGCGTAGTTCTAATGCTGAAGACTCAAAGGTCTGCATGAAAGTTGAGATCATAGATTGTGTAGCAGTAGGATTTGCCTCTGCCATCGAACCTGGATTTACTGCAGCAGCAATCTTAGAAAGTTGACTTTCCTTGCCGATACCTTTAGTTTGCTGTTGCTGTTCCATTTATTCCTGATTCTCTGCTTTCTTTTTAAGATGCGCCATAAGCATCCCTATGTAAACTTCCCTCTCCCAAGGCATCATATTCTCTAATTCAGTCAAACTATATTTATGTTCATGCATTAAAATAAAGTTGATTTTGTAGAAATTCATCAAGTTATCATGAGAAAGGGTTATCCGAAAAAATTTTCAACACCATCCACGACTACAGTATTTTCTGTTCCACACTTAGAGCAGGTGTAATCAATATTGTGGAAGATCTTTGGTGCCGTCACAAAGAATTCTACGATCTTCTCAAACTGCTCATTCGTCAATCCTTCAATGAAGGTAGCAATTTCCTCAGTAGTTTGATCTTTAGCGTCATGGATTTCATCTTGTGTAAAGACTTTATCAATACATGACACAACTAAATCAAACACAGGCAAGTCATCATCTACTAGAACTTCTGCAGTTGGATACTTCATGATAACACCAACGTCGGGAGTGATCATAATTTTATTCTTGTGCTCAGGAGTTATCTGTAATTCAATCTGATCCAGATCCAAAATAGTTGGAGTTTTGTGACCACACTCACCGCAGATCAAGTTAAACTCTGAATCCTTACCAATAGACTGCGAGCGCAATTTAATAAAGATGTTCTGTATGTCAAAGAATGGTAGTTTCTCTGCGTCGATCTTACCATCAGAGCAAGAGTTGATGACTTGTTGCATCGCGCGAATCATATCTGCTCGTTGATTAGATTCTGCTGCTAGAATTAAAATCTTTTCCTCTTTTACGAGGAATGGTCTCATTGATACCTTTTGTTTTGTTGAATACACTTCAACGTCAAATGTTGGTACTGATATTGTAGGTAGTGCCATAATTTACTCCAAATAATTAAATGTCTTCAAATTGTGGGATGTCATTCTCAACATCATTTATTAACTGATCAGCGTCGATATTATCATCACCGACGATATTATCATTGATATAGTCAGATTCAGATTCTGAATTTGGTTCTCCATTGTGCCCAATAGATATCCATTTCTTGTATGCAAACGTTACTGGCATACGTAAAACTTCAGAATTAGTGGAGGACACGGAAATAGGTGCCATCGAACGAGGAAACGCATCTATGATTTCCCACTCAGCAATAACTTCGTTGTTTAAATTCAATGATACCAGAGTGATGTTTGAATAATATTCAGAAGGATAACTTAGATATCTAGAAATAGGATTTACGATAGATGTCATCCAGTCTTGAAAGAAACGTTTTGCCGCCCATGTGGTATCGACTAAAAATGTGAATGTTATTGCATCGCCGCCGAAGTCAATCACATTTGCTCTTTGTTCATTTAGATTGTTTATTCTGACTGGTCTTGTTCCGACGAGAATTCCTGGAAACAATCCATCTTCAACCATTAATGAAATTTCTTTTGTATCACCACCTACACCAAGAACTCCTGGAGTCTGAAACCTTACTTCGAATCTGCTGGCTCTTGCGAAGTCAGTCTCGCGAACTCTAGCGAGAAAATCTGCAATTGTGTGACCTGCTGTTGCCATTAGAATTTGCTCCTAGAATCTCTGAATACCTGTTCCTTTGTAGCACCTACAAAGTTCTCGATCGGCAAGAATATTGCTGCTTGCCAATCTTCAGGGTTGACTTTCATGAATTGCGAGTTAACATGATTGGTCAAGTAATGTTTGATACATGGTTTGACTTCATTCGCATTCTTCAAGTTGTTTAATAGATTGTATGACATGCGCAACTTGGTTGTTTCAGAATATGTCTTGGTTGTCTTGTAATCTAACAACTCGCCAAGAACTTGTGCTCGTAGCATGTAAGGCAGGTAATGTAAGTTGATTCCATAGAATCCACCTTTTGCTGGACCGAATGGTAACACCAACGGAAAGGTGTCATAGAAAGGAAGTTCTTCCTTCAACTTTGGGTCGTAGAAATACAGATACATCGAACCAATCTCGATATTGGTTTTCAATTCACCAATATCTGATTTCATTACGCTGCTCTGAGACAACCTCGCGCCAACGAGGTTTTTCACATTGTTCATATACCAATCCATGGACTTTTGTCCATCACCTGCCTTGGCACGAAGTCTCTGAAACGGATTTGCCAATTACCTACCTTGTCCTCTGTATGCTTTATAGTTTGCACGTTTACGTTTATTCATGGTTGAAAACTTAATCGAAGAGGCACTACCACCAATTGATGTTTTGCCCTTTTTCTGATTAGTAAAGGAAATTTTAGTATTTCCGCCACCAGATTTTGCTTTTGCCATAGATATTCTCCTTCTTATTTATTACGGATTCCCAACTCTTTTTCAGTTAGGATGATGAATTTCCATCCTCTATCTTCACAAAACTCAGTAGCAAATTTCCACTTTGCTTGATTTACTCCCCATTGCATAACTTCCTGTAGAAACTTCTTTGTTTTTCTAGCAGGCACCTTGGGTTCTTTAGTAAACTTCTGCGGTTTTACCTCAACCAGATACTTCTTTGTAACACCACTTTTTTCTTGAACCTTGATATAAAAATCCACGAAATATCTATGTACTCGATTATCTAAAGGAGAGATGTATGGTATGGGCAACTCTTCAGATCCCCATTCCAATATGTTGTCATTATTATCACACCACTTCATGAACTTCAGTTCCCAACTGGAGCGATAAACAATATTGTTCGGATTTCCAATGTATTTCTTTGAATTCTGTATTTTATACAGACCTTTCAAAGTTTCCTTGCCATAACTCATATAAATATTCCAAACTCTATACTTAATAGGATATTTATTCTAGATGGCATTAACTCCTGCACCTGCACCTCCCGCACAAACTCCTGCTCCAGGAGCAACTGCACCTGCCGCAGCAACTGCGGCACCTCAACCGAAAACAGAAAGTCGGTTCAGTAGAGGTAGTGCACCACTCAATTTCCTAGAAACGCCACTCGATAAAGATGGACAGAAACGTTATCCGATAAATGTTGGGAATTCTGCAGAGTTCCCACATTACGTTGTTTTCTATCCTCTGGTGCGCGAAGGAACAAAACGAGGTAAGGAATTATTGTCATCTGGTGGTGGTAGAATTTTTGATCAGACAGATCAGAATAGAGTCGACCCAGAAAACGGTAAAATTGCAACAGGAGCAGCAGGTGCGTTAATTGGGGCCAGTTTGGGTGCTGCTGGTGGTGCTGGCGCAGCGACCTCTCTCGGGGAGGTATTAAATAAAAATGGTGGAACAACTGTAAACAAAAATCCTAACGCTACAGGCGGACCAGTATCAATCGGCGTAAAAATGGCGGCAGGTCTTGTTGGTGGAATTTTGGGAGCAGGTGCTGGTGCTGCAGCTGGTGTTGCTGCCAGCGCAATCGCGGGGGAACAACGTCTAGTAATTGGTAGTGATGAGATCATTCTGTATATACCAGAAAAAATCTCATCAGGTTATAATGCAAACTACGAGACTGCAGATCTAGGTGCACTCATTGGTGGTCTCGCTTCGGGTAAAGCATCAGTAGGAGGTTTATTTACTGAAGGTACAGAAACTGCTGATTACATGATAAGAAAGGCAGGTCGTATTGCGAACATTGCTGGATTTGATCAGTTTAATAATGTGTTGCAGGCAACTTCAAAGAGAGTAGAAAACCCATACAAAGAACAATTATTTAGATCTATGGGATTTAGAAAGTTCTCGTTTGATTATAGATTTGCACCATATAATGAAGCAGAAGCAGATGTCGTTTTCGGTGAAAACGGTATACTTAAATTGTTTACTTCGCACATGCATCCAACCCTGAGCCCTAACGGTCTGTTCCAAACTTATCCATCAGAATTTATGATAATCTACTATCACAATGGTGCCGAGAATACATATGTCAGAAAAATATCAAACTGCGTGCTGACAGATATGGTTATAGATTACGGCGCAGAAGGGTTTACCACGTTCTCTAATGGATGTCCTACTGAAGCATTTGTCAGATTGCAATTCTCTGAGTTGGAAACTTTGACTACAGACAGAATTGAGAAGGGATACTGATATGTTATTTTCTATGTTCCCGAGATTACTAGTCAATACGATTACGCCAAACACAGCGACACTTGTAACTGATATTTTTCGCAGAATCTCATTAAATAGATTTAAGAATAATGTTGTTTTTTTACAAACAGTCACCATTCCGGATGGTTACACAATCGAACAAGTTTCCGATAAGTTTTACAACAGTCCAGATTATCATTGGGTTATTATGGCAATAAATGATATCGTCGATGCACGAAAAGAGTGGCCGATGGGTTCTTCAGATTTACTCGCATATTGTAAAAAGAAATATGGTGAAACAGGAATCTATGAAACACATCATTATAGAACAGTAGATGTTGATAAATTGATTGTTGATTATGACGCTGCAGATCTTGCAAACGGAAATATAGAAGAAGTGACTAATATTCAGTACGAAGAAGAACTAAATAATGGTAAGCGAGAGATAAAGATTTTGGATCCAAAATACTTAGCGGAATTTGTGTCTGCGTATTCGAATTTGATTAGTAGGTAATTAATAATGGCAGAATCACCAGTAGGTCAAGGAAAAACTACTGCATCACCACCAACCGCAATCAGTGATGCAATGACAAAACCAGGAGATGTAATTATTTCATCTCTGACTCTAAATGTCGTGTCATCAGAAGATCCTCTAGATCTGAAACCATTCATGATGGAAATAAATCTGTATGAAGATATTTTTTCTCCAGCTCTGCACGGTTCAGTAATTATTCGCGATTCGTTGAATCTTATTGGGAGATTGCCAATCATTGGTGATGAGGTTCTCACCATGGATATTCAAACACCATGGAAAGAACTGGGCGGTTATACCAAAAGTAATCTTGGAACATTCGATCCTATCAATAAAATCCAAAAGTCATTTTCAGTTTATGCAGTCAAGAATCGTAAACTAAACAATGACAGGGAGCAATATTATGAGTTGTTATTTTGCTCTATAGAAGCATCTTCTGATAACGTTGTAAAAGTATGTAAAAAATTCGAAGGCACCACAGACGAAATCGTTGCTGATATTTTTAAAGAAAACATAAAAGCACAAAGATTTTTTACTCGTAAAAGCGAAGTTAGCACAGGATCAACCAATCCTGAGACGCCTGAGACGGATAGCGAGTCATCATACAATATCGCGGATGAGACAGCATATACCGAACTGTATATCGCCGACGCTCCCCACCAATCAGAAATAACATTTGTTTCGCCAATGTGGTCACCCTTTCAGTGTATAAATTGGTTGGCGAAGAGATCTATTGGAAACAATAATAAATCTCCAACTTTTATGTTTTATGAAACAACCAAAGCATTCTATTTCGCGTCAATCGAAGGTCTTGTCAAAAATCAGTTAGAAAACGGAGACATATATTCAGCCTTCGTTTATAATACGAATTTATCTAATTTACAAACGGTATCTTCGTTGGTCAAGGGATTCCAAACCATAGAAGCATTGCAATTTATTACTAATCTTGATGTCATCCAGAGTCAAGATTTAGGTCATTTTGCCAGCACTGTTCATTCATTCAATATGGTAAAGAAAGAATATACGGCATATTATTATGATCATGGATTCAACTATAAACAATACCACCACATGGAAGATGGAACATTGGATCCATCATCAGGGGCATATAAATTCCCCGACATTGACAACGAAGATCCTACCAAAACCGACAAACAATACAAAATGATTTTTCCAATTAACGTGTTGCGATCATCAGATACTAAACCGTTTGTTTCAACTGTGAATCCTGGTGTGCTGGATTCAACCGTAGATTCTATCGATCTTCATCCCGAAGAATTTGTGTCGCAGAGAAATAGTTCGTTGCTGGACTTAACCACATTAAGATTGCAGATAACAGTTCCTGGAAGAACGGATGCTGAAGTTGGTAGAATGATTCAATTATATTACCCCTCCGTCGGGGAGAAAACTAAAGAGGATTCTGAAGCATTGATATGGGACAAATTTGTAACAGGTATCTACATGATAACTGCGATACATCATCAAATATCTCCTTTGCGGCACACTATGTTTTTGGAAATTTCCAAAGATTCTTATGCGCAAGAAATTTATGAAGTTGAAGAACTTGGTGGATCGGATGGTACTAGTACTCCAACTTCTGATTCTGCGCCAACCACAACTGATCCTGCTGCGCCAGCGGCAACACCGACGAAACCAGTTGGTAAAGGTTCGTTTATCGGCGACAGTATTGCACAAGGTCTAGGAAGTTCTGCCAAGGACGCAACAACAAATGCTACCGTTGGTTGGAATACTGACAGGATTAAACAAAATTATGCTGCAAAAGGTGGTTCTGATTATACAGTCATATCAATGGGATCTAATGATAAAGGATTCCCGAATATTAAGACTGCCGAAAATGCGACTGCAGTAAGAGAATCTATTAAAACACAAACTAAGAAAGTTATCTGGATTCTTCCGTATGATAGTGTGATTGCACAAAAGATTCAAGGCGTAGCATCTAAATATGGTGACAAAACGATTAAACTTTCGGAATTCCCTTCGAATGACGGATTGCATCCAAAAAGTTATGCGAAGGTTCTCGAACGTGTCAATAGTGAGATAGGAAGTTAAAATATGGCAATGGACAATATTACATCTAACAATAATGCAAACTTTTATTGGTGGTTTGGTGTGGTTGAGGATCGAAACGATCCGCTGCGACTAGGTAGATGCCGAGTAAGAATTATTGGGTATCACACTGAAGATAATGAAGTACTTCCTGCAGAAGACCTTCCATGGGCAATACCTGTAATGCCTGCAAACTCGGCGGGAAGTTCTGGTGTTGGGTGGTCACCAACAGGCGCAGTAGAGGGTTCTTGGGTTGTTGGATTTTTCGCGGACGGTGAAAACGGTCAACACCCTATGTTCTTCGGTACAGTCGGTTCAATTCCTGGTGGGTTGGCATCTGCAAATTGCGCACCATCCGAGGGATCTGGATCTTCTAGTGATGATGCAACAGGCAGCGGGGGGACTGATACTGGTGGTGATATTGGTGAAGTGACTCAACCAACGGGCGATGCGAAAAATCTAGAAGAATATTTGTCATCTTGGTTAGATATTAATGGAAAGAAAATAAACGGATATACTCCACTTGCTAAAGCTATGATCATGGCACAATGCTCACACGAATCTGGCGGATTCACGAGAATGACTGAAGTTGGTAGCGACGAATATTTTATTTCTGGTCTCAATCGCGGGAAAAAAGTACATAGCGGTTATGATATTCAAAGTATTCATGCAGACGGCAGGCAAAGAGCGAGACAAAATGGTAATACACAACCAGGAGATGGTAAGAAATATCGCGGAAGAGGATTTCTAGGACTTACATGGAAAAATAGTTATCGAAACTGTGGGAAATACATTAAAAAACCATTGGAACAAAATCCAGATTTAGCAGCAACTAAAGAGGTCGCAGCAGAAATACTACTTTGGTATTTCAACGTAGAACGACCTAAAGTCGGTAAAAATAATAGATGGGGTGATGTCGAGTACGTAACCAGGCAAATTAATGGTGGAGTGCTTGGACTTGCTGATAGAAAAAAGAAATTCGCATACTACAGAAATAAATACAAAGTTTAAGGTATAACTATGATAAAATATAATCCATTTACGCCGTATTTTACAACAGTCGATAGTATCAACATGATTGAGGATGAGACCATTGGTTCTCTGACTCGCGATGATGTAGTTACGCTTTTGAAAGAAATTCAAAAAGCGATGACTCTACAATATTATAATAAGGTATATAACTTCGGGCAAACGCCTCCTGGTCCTGGATACAACTTATTAGAAGTAAAGGGTGGTCAACTAACACAAACTGGTGACCAATGGAAATTTACTGTTGTTCATGCAGATGGTGAGTATGGCGTATATAAACTCGGCACAACGCAACTTATTGATGCTGGAATATTCGGCAGCGATTTAAATAAATGGATCAGCAATAATCTGCCAAATATTCCTGTTCCCTCGAAAGGTAACGAGGAATATGAAAGTTGGTATAGTCGATTCGCAAAGTACAACAACGCTAAACAAACAAGAATAATTCAAGCGCCTGTTAATGCTCGCAATAATGCATTATACTATATGTTAATTTATATAGTAAATGGAAGCGATCCTCGGTTTAATGTTTCTATTCATCCAGAGTTAGCATCGCAAAATCCAATTGATATGCATACTGGATTTATTGAACAACCTCAACTACAAGATCTTGCTGCATCAAATCTACTGAAATTTTCATATCAATTATTATTAACATCTCGCGCAATAAATGAAAGTGTCGATAAAAAAACTCTTGCTGGTGCCTTGGCATTATCATTGTGCTGGGATATTGATTCTGCGCAAAACTATCTGCGAGGAAACATTAAGACAGACACAAGCGGTATATCTGCAAAGTACTGGTTCGATGTTGGGTACAATGCAGTTGCACTACCAACGGAAAAGGTTGCAACACCTGGACCAATTCCTGGTACTACCAGTGTAGTTAAGGACGAAGAAGTAACACCTCCTCCAGCAGTTGAACCTGAGACACCTGTCGGACAAACTACTGTCGAAACTACAAAAACATCTAATTCCCCTGCAGAGGCAAAAGAAGTCCCTAAGAAAATTGTTAAGACAATTAATAATGGAACGATCACATATGAATTAACTCCTGCTGGAACTATCTCTGCTAAGGTTGTTACTGCCACAAAGAAAACTGCTAGTGTTCTTGGTTCTGGCGGGTTCATCACATCAGTAACAAATCCATTCAGTTTTATACAGAATGGTATTGTGACGACATTAGAACAACTTGGCGCAGAAACTTTTAAACTCTCTGTTGTGGATAGAGTCGATAATGGAAGAGTTTTATTTGAGGGGTCAGATATAAATTCAGCGACTCTCGCTTCCAATGCAGCAACTAAACTCAATCAAATAAAAGCAGCAGAACGTGATTCTCTACATGGTAGAGGATCTGGTGGAACTTGGTTGCTTGCTATTGAAACTGTAGTGGAATGGTTGCCCCAAACATATCCATCTATTGTTACCGCACTGAAACAGTTAAAAACTACTAATGAGAATACTAAAACTGATGATGTTGAAAGCAACAAAACAATTGCTTTCGATGATCCCGCTGACGTAGAAACTCTCATTAAGCAACTTGATGCTAAAGCGCAAGAAGCAGATAGATCTAGATTAAAATTTACATATGATGCATGCGTATCAGCGAAGAATGAAATTCAATCAAACTTTACTACAGATACGCAAACAATTTCTTCCGCAATCTCACAAGCAACACAAACTTCTGCTGACGGGAGTTCTACATCATCTGTTTCAACTGTTCAATCATCTGGTGCGGTAACAACTGTTACTACAACAACAGATGCAGACGGAACAGTAACACAAACCAAGACAGTAGAAAAGGTAGACGCACCGTTAAAAGGTTCTTCTCAGAATACTCTAGACAATGGTATCGAACACAATACAAGATCAGCAGAACCTACTTCTCAAATAAATTCTCCATCTGCTAATGCTCTCCCGACGCACGAAGGCACTAATGTAGAAAAACCAATTGAGAAAGGTTTCGCAGATCCAAATAAATCATATCCTAAACCAGACTATGTAAATAAACCAGATACTAATACTCTTGCGCTTGGGGTAAATTCTAAAAATATCAACCCAGACCCAAGAACATCTGCAGGTGATAAATCTTCACAGTCATTGGGTTCTTCACCAGCAGCAAGAAATGCATCAAGAAAACGTGCGGTAAAGATGGCAGGTCGTTCTGGATCCACGTGGGAACAACCAGCGACTCCGTACGCTGCGAAGTATCCATTTAACAAAGTTTTTGCAGGTGAATCTGGACACGCATTAGAAATCGACGACACTCCTGGATTCGAACGATTAAATATTGCCCACAGATCAGGAACCTTTACTGAGACTGGACCTGATGGAACTCAAGTAAATAAAATTGTGGGTAATGGGTATTCTATCGTAGAAAAAGATGGTTTCGTTTTAATTGAAGGTAATGCCAACGTTCACATTGCAGGACAATGTAATGTGTTTATTATGAATGACACTGCACTAACTATGCACGGTAAAGTCAGTCTTGACATCCATAATGACGTTAATGTCAACATTGGTGGATCGCTTGGTCTTTCAGTACAAGATGGTATCTATCTCAGAAACGAAGGTGATATTTCTGTTAAAAATGAAGGTAAGGTTGATGCTGAAATAACAGGAGCAGTCACTACCAAGACTACTGGTAAATATAATCTGACAACAAATGCAGGGTTGAACCTGACATCCAAGGTTAATACGCATATCAAATCTGGCGGATCGTTCTTTAATCATTCAACTGGTAACATGAACCTATGCACTGATGCAGAAATTCTTGCTAAATCCACTGGTGATATTAACTTGAAAACTGCTGGTATGATCAATCAAGAATCGACTGGTGATATTAACTTAAAAACTGCTGGTATGATCAATCAAGAATCGACTGGTAATGCTAATATTAAATCTGCTGGAACTATTAATGCACAAAGTGCAGGAGACATAAGTTTGAACGCTCCGACAGTTCTTGCAGCACCAATCAAAACCTCTACACTAGATGTTACAACTCTACGGGCAGCAACTACCAATCTGATTGGTAACGACGAATCCAGCGGTGATGTTACAAATATCAGAGGTTCTGCTTCTGTTACTGCTCCTTCATCTGCTGGTTCTGCAGGATCCGCTGAAGATGCAGTTTGTGCGGTTGCAGCAAAACTCCCAGTAACATACGAACTAGAACAACCTGTATCCGTATCTGCACCACAACCTGTCGAACGCACCACTAATGATGTTACTACTGGGTATGATGGTGAAAACGATGTCATGAATTCTGATGGTGATGATACTCCTCCCGCAGACGGAGATAATCCAGATTGTGTTAATACAGATGCTGATCCATCAACTGCTGGAAATGATACATCTACATCCGATACTGGTGACCCAGAAACATCAACTGGAATGATTCCGAGTACTTCTGGTGTTGCAACGAAATCGTGCAACGCAGTTATACTCGACGGTAAAACAGTGCAATTACCACCATTGTCTGGGAAGTATGATGGCAATCTGCAACTATCGCCCAATTTCAAACTTAAAGACCTCTGTGTGTTTCCAAGTAATGGTTGCCCAGATGGGTGGAAGGGATTGCGCAAATCTCCACATGGGCATACAGTAGCTGACATCATCAATAACTTGCGTTGTCTCTGTGTCAATATTCTTGAACCTACGCAAGCAAAATGGGGTAAACTCAAACTTTCTTGCGCATATAGAAGTCATCACCCTACTAGGGGAGGAGTTGATCCAGGCGCTCATGGTTATGGTGCTGCTGCCGATATCGAAGGAATTGGTGGTAGAAGCAAGAAAGAATTTATTAAAATCGCAAAATGGATTACCGAAAATTGTAAACACGATCAAATCTTACTCGAGTTTACACCAGGAAAATCTGGTAGTGGTTGGATTCACGTAGGTTGGGTATATAGAGATGGAAAACAACGTGCAGGGATGAGTGGAACTATGGTCGGTCCAACTGGAAAATATATATCGAAAGGATATTTCAAACAACTTCCGACCGTCTAAGAAGTTGATATAAATAACTATATGACAACAAAAACAGTAAACAGAATCTATTCGGATCTAGACTTATCCTTCGCAGCGCACCCAATCACGGGTGACGTTGCGAGGAAGTTCGATGTTAATGCTGTAAAACAAGCACTGAAACTTCTCGTTCTCACGAACTTCTACGAAAGACCGTTTCAACCAAAGATTGGTTCGCCGATCTACGGTATGATGTTTGAGAATGTTGATATTGTTACTGCCAATTCGTTGAAATTGCGATTAGAATTATTAATTAATAAGTATGAACCACGAGTTAGATCGCAGCAGATAGATGTTGTGCCTCTCTTTGATCAGAATGCATTTAATGTAACCATATATTTTTATGTTGTCGGGGTTGCGGAACCCGTTTCATTTTCAACTGTTCTAAGAAGAAGTAGATAAGATGTCTCAACTCAATGTTACTGAATTAGATTTTGCAACCATCAAAGAAAATCTAAAAACCTTCATGCAATCGCAAGAGGAGTTCCAAGATTACAACTTTGATGGATCTGGTCTTACTATACTTCTTGATATTCTTGCATATAACACACACTATAATGCAACTCTCGCGCATCTTCAAGCAAATGAAATGTTCATTGATAGCGCCATCAAGAGAAACTCAGTTACATCTATTGCGAAAACATTAGGATATACACCGACATCAAGAAGATCTGCTCGTGCAAATATCACATTGCAAATTAGACCACCAGAATCTTTTACCAATACAAGTTTGACTGTGACACGCGATACACCGTTCACGGCAAAAACAGCAAAGAACACATATACTTTCTTCCCGAGAGAAGATTATGTTTCTGGATTAGTTGTTCTTGAAACAGGTCAAACAGGATTCAGTTTCCCGATGGAACTGATCGAAGGCAAACGAGTAACCAATACATTCGTTGTTGATCAATCTAATAAATCTGGACCATTCGTTTTACCAAATGGTAATATTGATACTACTACCATAAGAGTTAGAGTACAACAATCAAACACTGTTACATCAATTACTACATGGAACTTCTACGATGATATTGTATCAGTTGATGGAACAACTAGAGCATTTTTTGTTGAAGAAGGTCCATCTGGATTATATGAGATAAGATTTGGTGATGATATTGTTGGACAGCAACTACAAGTTGGTAATATTGTTATCATTGATTATGTCGTAAGCAGTGGTTCAGCAGCGAACTCTATTCCCAACTTTTCAGCATCAAGAACTTTCACTGCTTCGGGCGAAAGTAAACTCGTATATCTAGGATCTGCTGCTACTGGCGGTAGCGAAAAGGAAAGCATAGATAGTATTCGTTACAATGCTCCGAAATTTAATTCCACTAAGAATCGTGTTGTGACATCTGATGATTATGAAACATTGATCAGATCAAGGTTTGGGAATATCAATTCTATTGCTGTTTGGGGTGGTGAAGAAAACAATCCTCCAATTTATGGTAAAGTTTTTGTCTCTATTCAACCATTACCTGGTTCAATTATCTCACAATCAGATAAAGATATTATTGCTAGAGATATTATTAGACCGCGAAGTGTTGTTTCTATTCAACCCGAATTCGTAGATCCGATCGAGACATATATCGGATTGAATATTTCAGTCAACTACAATAAGACAATTACATCTCTTACCTCCTCTAGAATTGAGTCTGAGGTCAGAGCAGTTGTGCAAAGTTTCTTCACAAATAATGTTAATAAGTTACAGAAGAACTTCTATTATTCCAAATTGCTTTCGGCGGTAGTCGGAACGACCCAGTCGATTTTCTCTGCGAGCATTCAAGTACTGATGCACAAACGAATTCCGATATTTTCAGGAGATTTTCCTGAGGATTACGTGGTAAGATTTAATGGACCGTTAGAAATTGAAACATTAAAGACTACGACTTTCAATACGACTATCGGAACACAGGAATATGTGGTTTATATAACTGATCAACATGATACAACAGTTGGCGATATTGGAACTCTTGTGATGAAACGTGTATCAGATGATGTTATTGTTCTATCCAACGTAGGAACTGTCGACTATACGACTGGTGTTGTTACTATTACCGATCTTCTCATTAATTCGGGAACAGAATCCACGTTAGACAATACTATTAGAGTCTATGTTGAACCGTTTGGTGATTCACCAAATATCTTAACGACAGATCTGACATCAACTACGAATACTTCAACGGCAGCAGTTTTCCCATACGCTGCTAGAAATACTGTGTTAACTCTAGACACAAGCGCACCAAATTCGCTAGCAAATATTCCTGCAGGACTGACTGTTACTGCAATTGCTAACTCGCAAGAATAATAGATGTCAGAAGAAACCACCTCATACTACAAAAAGGTTGCCAGTATAACTGTCACAAATGGCGGGGCAGATTATACTTCTGCGCCAACAGTTGTAATTGGTGGTAATGCAACAGCAGTTGCTACTATTGCAGGTGGACGAGTTACTGCAATCACAGTGACATTTGCAGGAAATAATTATCTTTCGCCACCATCTATCTCATTTACAGGCGGCAACGGAAATGGTGCTGCAGCGACTGCGAATATGGTGTATATCGATGACAGTTACAATGGTTTCAAGCAATCACTAAGTCATCTAATTGCAAATCAACTTCCGGATTTCGTTCGCACCGAGTATCCTGTATTCATCACGTTCTTAGAAAAGTATTATGAGTTTCTTGATGAAGAAAATCAGGTAAACAATTTCCTTCTCAACTACGAGAAGAATTTTGACATCAACAGAACACTTGATGCATTCATCCCTAAGTTTAAACACCAGTATGCACAGAACTTTCCTCTTAATGCGCAAATTGATGACAGAAGATTAATCAAATTCATCAAGCAGTTCTATGAGGCAAAAGGTTCTGAGAAGGCAATCGAACTTCTCTTTAGAATCTTATATAACGAACGCACTGAAATTTTCTATCCATCTGAGCAGATTCTTCGCGCATCTGATGGTATTTGGATCGAAGACGTAACACTAAAACTGGCAGTCGATTCATCGATCACAGCAAATCCTTTTGATCTTAACAGCAAAACAATTAAAATCACATACTATGAGAATATCTCATCGGTAACATATGAAAGAACGATTGAAACCAACATAAGCAATGTTACAAAATTTGCTTACGTTTTCCCTGCTGTGTATGAGTTGGTGACAAGTCTGCCAAAGACTGCAAGAATTATAGTTCCAGGCGCTGGCGCAGTTGCCGAGGCGCTGGTTTCAGATGGAAGAGTTAAAGCGATAGTTGGCGACGACTATACCGAATTTGATTCGTCGACAAGCGTAAATGATTCCACTAATATAATTACAATAAACAGTCACGGGTATTCTACTGGTGATATTGTAGTCTATACTAAATCTGCAGGTCATGTTGTTGGTGGGTTAACAGAGTATGTCACATATTATGTAATCGTTGTAAATTCTAACCAGATAAAATTAGCATTAACTGCGAACAATGCAGTTTTAGGTACTGCAATTAATATTGCTCCTGCTGATCCAGGAAATAACAGACTGTATGCTCCTCTTTCCGACAATGGTAATGGATACTTTGCAGCACCAACTATCCAGTTTACTTCGGAAACGGGTGTCGGCGCAACTGCAAGAGCAGTATTAACTGATTCTGGACAAATATCAAATATCATAGTTACTAATGGTGGTTCTGGGTATAGCACAGCACCTGCTGTTACATTTTCCACGGAAGCAATACGCACTAAAGTTGAGATTGTTTCGGGGACTGCTGATGAACCTATCATCACAAGATATGGTTATATTGTTCGCCAACTTGCATCAGTCGATGTTGCCGATTGTAGTGGAACACCACCATGCGGGTTCGTAGTAGGTGACATCTTTGGTATAGATGAAACTGGTTCGGTTGGTCCATACACAATTGAAACAACTCCAGGAACAATCGGAACGTTGGCAGCAACTGTTGCTGTTTCTGGAACTGAGGGTCAATTTACTTGTGGTGCATCAACACTTGCAGTCAATGATACGGTAACAATTACTGGTACTCTTGGAGGAACTGCTGCTATTAGTGGTTATACCTCAGGAACTATCTATAAGGTTTCTTCTGTAACTGGTATATCGCCTAATGTTACTGGGTTTACTTTACGAACAACTGCAGGCAGTATTATATCAACCACTGCTGGTACGCTGACAGGGTTAACATACGTCACTACAGCGAGTAATTCTGGATACTTTTTAAATAAGTATAATGAAACTGATACAGCGATAAATCCATATACTCTCGTTGGTAGAGATAACAAGGCATCTATCAGAATCGATGCAGTTGATGATGATGGTTGTCCAACTGCAGTAAGCATTTTCGATACAGGGTTTGACTTTGAACGCGAATCATTCACTGCGATAATTGAGTCAGAACTAGGATGCACTGCTACTCTGTCATTTACCACAGGTGCGGTCAACGTTAAGACGGGTAGATTTAGAGACTCGCGTGGGATGTTGTCGAATGTCAACAGACTACAAGATAACTTCTACTACCAAAACTATTCATATGTTGTTCGATCAAATGTTCCATCCAATAAATGGTTGGATATTGTAAAGAATACTACTCACCCAGCAGGTACTGCTATCTTCGGCGAACTTACCATCGAGCAGACGGTTGACTTCAGCGAATATATTACGACACCAATACAACCTCTGCATATCTATGAGTTTGTACTCGAAGAACTTTCTGCTTCGGGTGGTATTAATCGCAATAACGAATTCTATTTCGAAGTTGAGTTTATCAAGGTTCTTACTGACTCTGCGACAGTAGCAGATACAAATAGCAGTCATGTTTATAAGGTTCTTGCCGATCTTGTTACAACTTCAGAAACTACTGCCTTTGACTTTGACATCGGTATTTATGAAGACGAAGATGATACTACAACAACTACGGATCTATTTGATAGAGTTGTCCAGTACGTTCGTGAAGTAAGCGAAAATACCATTACTGCTGAAAATGCAATAACTGACTTTGATAAGGTTCTACAAGAGGCAATTTTCCTACAAGAACCATACGCTGAAGATTTCTTTGACGAAAATTATGTCTCGTCGGAAAATACTCAATTCAATCTCAATAAAGTTATTGCCGATATAACGAATACCTCAGAATCGCAAGCGTTTGTGATGAGTAAACCTCTAACAGATACGGCAACCAAGTCGGATACATTCGCCAGAACGGTAGAGTATTATAGAACGTTCACAGAATCTGTGATCACACATGAATATACTGCTGCTGGTATAGAACGTCCAACGGGTAGTGACGAGTTTGATGTAGATGAGGCAAATGCAACTGAAACATCATTCAATCATCTATATAAATATTTGACTGATTCCGTTACGTCAACTGATACCGCTGGCGTAATTCCATATCTGGTTAAAACTGACAATGCAGGTGCAACTGAATTATTAATTGTGGCGAATGACTCTGCAACGATAGATTCTATTGCTGTTGCTGAACAATCGCTTATAAATACACTTAAAGGACTATTCGAAACAGTAACAGTCACCGAAGACGGTATTGTAAATACGCAAGACTATGTTGATGGCGACTTCGGTTCGGATTATGTTGGTCAAGTAACTTATTTTAACTAAGAAGAAGGTAAACTCAAATGAAACTAATCGAAAACGTAAAAGGTACTAAGGGCGAACTAAACATCGTTCTTCGTGACGCAACAGGGAATGTAAAGCAAGAAGTAACTGTTCCTAACCTTGTTGTCAACACTGGTCTTGCGTATATTGCTTCACGCATGAAGGATACAACTCTTTCTGCTATGTCACACATGGGAGTTGGCGCAGGCACAACAAACCCAGCAGCAGGCGATACTGGTCTTGAAAGCGCACTAGGTGCACGTGTTGCTCTTACCTCAACAACTGTAACAGCAAACGCAATTGAATATGTTGCAACGTTTGGCGCAGGTTCAGGCACTGGTGCTGTTACTGAAGCAGGTATCTTCAATGCTCTTACCAGCGGAACAATGCTTTGCCGCACTGAATTTGCTGTCATCAACAAGGGTGCGTCAGACAGCATGACAATCACTTGGACGGTAACGATCTCGTAATATAAAATGGCACTTCTTCTACGATCAGCAGGTCGCACAGAAATAGCAAGAAGTCTTTATCGTGATATTTACAACGAGAACGACTTCTTCTATTTCTTTGTAGGCAGAACAACTGAATGGGATGATGAAGAATCACCCGAAATTCCAGTTGATTCACCACGGTATGCAAACACCTCAAGCAGGAACATGCTGTTCGTAAAACGTATCCAGTCAAGCGATACGGTTCTGATGATCCCACGGATTAATTGGGTATCAGGTACAGTATATGATCAGTATGACGACAAATATGGCGAACTAGATTCAAACGGTAATGCGATTACTGCATACAGTGGTGCTCTATCATTAAAAAATTCACAGTTTTATGTTCTGACTCTTGATGATCATGTCTATAAATGTATTTCCAATAACAATGGTGCTGAAAGCATAGTACAACCATCAGGAACTTCAATCTCTTCGATCGAACTTGAGGATGGTTATATCTGGAAATTCATGTTTAAGGTTGAAGCGTCGGATAAGACTAAGTTCTTAACACCAGAATATATTCCAGTTAGAAAAATCGCAGGTTCTGGTGATCCTGTATTCGATGTCAATGGTAGAATTGACGACATTACGATAACTAATGCTGGATCTTCGTATGAAACTGCACCGATTGTAATTATCAACGGTGATGGGGTCGGAGCACTTGCGACTGCATCTGTTTCTGGTGGCGAACTTACTAACATCACTTTAAATAATGCTGGTGAAGGTTATAGTTTTGCATATATCACGTTCTCTGGGGGCGGTGGTTCTGGTGCTGCTGCATCGGTAACCTTGGGCGCCACAGAATCTGGAACAGTGCAAGAAGATGTAGAAAACGCAGCAATTCCTGGAACAGTTGATAGACTAGAAATTATTTCAGGCGGTATCGATTACGTTGATGGCGACGCAGCAGTAAATATTGTTGGTGATGGATCTGGAGCAGAAGCAATTTTGGATATCGATCCTGACGATGGATCCATTCTCTCTGTTACTATCACCAATCGTGGAACTGGATATACATTTGCAGAAGTATCAGTTAGTAGTGTTGAGGGTAATGGCGCAGAAATTATTGCAGTAATTTCACCAAGAGCAGGTCATGGGTCGAATCCACAAAAAGAGTTGTTTGCAACCAATGTGGGATTCTCGGTAAACCTCACAAATGATTCTGCCGATCTATTCCTCAATAACGATTTCCGACAAATCGGAGTAATAAAAAACCCATTAAGGTTTATTAACAATAACAATTTCCAAGAATCTACTGGAACTTGCTGTTACGTTATCAATACGTCATCGCCTTCTAGTTACAACATGGATGACGTGGTTACAACTGATAGTGGTGGTAGATTCATTGTAGTCCAGAAAGTTGATGCTAATAATGACGGAACAACAGAAAGTATATACCTTCTGCCTATTATTCCAATCATAACATCTTCTAGTATTCTTACAAATACAACGCAGTCGTTATCTGGATTGACTATAAATAGTCTTACACCGCCGGAAATTAATAATAACACTGGTGAAATTATATATCTGGATAACAGAGAATTCATCGTTCGTCAAGAAGACCAGATAGAAAAAATTAGAGCAATTCTAAAATTTTAAGAGAGACATAAAATATGGCACTGAATTTAAATGTATCTCCATACTATGATGACTTTGATGATACTAAAAATTTCAATCGAGTTCTGTTCAGACCTGGATATGCAGTACAGGCACGCGAACTTACGCAACTACAGACTCTGTTGCAATCCCAAATTGGTAAATTCGGAAACCATATTTTCAAGAATGGTACAGTCGTTCAAGGTTGTGAATTCAAACTTGATTCACAAAGAGCATTCATCAAAATTGCAGATGCAGATGTAGATAATGACACCTTATCGACATATATTGGCGATACCGTAACAAACACATCAGGTATGACTGCAGTTATTCTTGATGTTGCAACAGGCACTGAAGCAGAACTACCAAATCTAAAAACTTTGTATCTTCGTTATACTAGCGGCGATGGTTCTTCTGCGGTTCACTTTTCAGGTGGAGAAACTCTAACAGTATCTTCCACAGTGTCGGGCAGAAATGGTGATACGTTTGTTGTCGATGACACATTTGATGAAGCAGATCCAATTAACAGTTACTGGGGTCTCTCTTCTGCTCTAACTGTGGATGATGGTATCGTGTATATTGACGGGAAATTCGTCAATCATACATCACAAACAATCATACTTTCTAAATATGATTCAAGACCAACTCTGAAGGTTGGATTCCAGATTGTAGAAAATACTGTTTCTCCTGAAGACGATCAAACCTTATTGGATCCTGCACAAGGATCTTTCAACTATGCTGCTCCTGGTGCAGATAGATACCAAGTTTCGACCACACTTGTCGCATATGAACCGACTGACACAATTCCTTCTACGTTTAACCAATTGGTCGATATTATCAATGGTGAAATTCAAAGAACTTATACTGCAAATATCTATGGCGAACTCGGCAAAAACATGGCGAGACGCACATATGATGAGTCGGGCAACTATGCAGTAAGACAATTTCCAGTTCTGATCAAAGAGCATCTTAATGTTGATGGCAATAATGGTTTACGAGAACTAAACACTATTAATCCAGGAAGTGGTGGGAACAAAGATCTTCTTGCTATTGGTTTAGAGGCAGGTAAGGTATATGTTCGTGGTTATGAACATGAAACTTTCCAAACAGAATATGTTGTTGTGCCAAAGGGTCTTACAACAGTTTCGGTGCAAGAAGCACCAATTAGTACTGCATATGGTAACTATATCCTTGTCAAAGAATTCTGCGGATTATGGGATTTAAACACTGGCGATAAAGTTAGTCTTCGCAGCGTTGCACAAGGCGCAGTTACTGATGGAACATTCTCTGCTGCTACCGCAGCAGGATCTCAAGTTGGTACTGCTCGCGTAAAACAGATCGTATATGAATCTGGAACAGTTGGAACTGCTGCAGCAGAGTATCGTTTATATCTCTATGACATTGCGATGTCAAGTGGCGATTTCAAAGATGTGCGTGGTATATTTTACAACGATGCGACTGCTGATGGTCATGCCGATGTTGTTTTAGATGGCGGTAATGCAGTTCTCCGAGAAACAAGTTTTAATAAATCTCTCTACAGAATTCCTGCTCGCGCCACGAAAACAATTGCACCAAATGCAGTCTACGATAACTCGTTTATCTATACTAAAGAATTCGATGGGGAACTCAATGTTAACGGGCAAGTAACAATCACTCTAAGTGGTGATGAATCTTTCCCGTATGATTCGTTTACTGAAACCATTATTAAAAATAATTTCACACTGGTATTAAAAGAAGCAGAAACAATAAATTCTGTTGCTAGACCAATTGGTTCTGTCTTAGATATTTCTGGTGCAGTATTTACTAAGAACTCATCAACATCCATAACTATTGATCTTGCTGGTGCAGTTTCATCTGCTCCTACGCAAGTCAAACTATATGTGAATGTTCAAGTAGGAAACGCCAATCCTATTCTCAAAGTTCTTCGTGAAGATCGTTACGTGATCATCAATACGAATACCCACCCGCTAACTAATGGTGGTGTGTATTCTCTTGGTCTCTCAGACGTCTATCAAATTAAAAATATCTTCATTGGCGCTGATACTGATACTGATGCTGCAGTAGTTGCTGCTGGCGTAGACATTGCTTCATCGTTTACTCTTGATAATGGTCAACGAGATAACGAGTATCGTAATGCTAAGATTACGAAGAAACCTAGTGCACCGTCACTTACGAATAAGAAGTTGGTAATTAAACTTGATTACTTCACACACGATGGTGCTTCTGCAGATGGTAATTTCTTTGTAGTTGATTCGTATCCAATTGATGATACTGGAGCGACTGCAGGGAAAATCAAAACTCAAGACATTCCAGTTTACAAATCACCTCTCACTGGTGAAACGTATGACTTGCGCGACACACTAGATTTCCGTGTTCGTTATGCAGATTCTGCAGCAAACTCCGCAGCACTAGGAACTGCGACAACCAACCCGACCGAGAGCACGACGTTATCTGCTCCTTCTGTTGGTATTACAAATCCAGTTCCAACCGAACAGTTTATTACTGATCTCGAGTATTATCTTGGAAGAACAGATAGACTTATTATCGACTCAGAAGGTGTGTTCAGTACCATATATGGTACGCCATCACTGAATCCTGGTATCCCTGCTGAACCTGAAAATGCGATGTCGTTGGCAATTATAACAATTCCGCCATATCCATCGCTTGCTCCAAATGTCGCGAAGACTGTTAATCGCCCTGACTATGGTGTAACATTCCGCAGCATTGATAACCGTCGTTATACTATGCGCGATATTGGTGTTCTCGAACAACGTATCAATCGTCTTGAGTATTATACTTCACTATCTCTGCTCGAGAAAGCAGCAAGCGATTTGTCTATTCCTGACGGCGCAGGACTCGACAGATTTAAAAACGGTATCCTAGTTGATGCGTTTACTGGGCATAATGTCGGTAACGTTTTCGACAGCGCATATCATATTTCGATTGATCCAGTAAAGAAAGAGATGCGTCCTTTCTTCCATCTAGAAAATATCGATATGGCATTTGACTATGCTAACTCAACGAACGTATATCAGACAGGCGACTTGCTCACTCTTCCATATGTGAACATTGAACTGACTAAAAATCCATCTGCCTCTAAACCAAGAAATTGTGTTGGAGAGTTACTCTTTAACTACATCGGAAATATGGAACTAGATCCGCCAGTCGATAACTGGACGGATACCGCAATCAAACCAGATGTAAGCGTAAACTTCGACGGAAATTATGATGCTTGGGAAAACATGGCAGATGCGTGGGGAACTCAGTGGGGTGATTGGCAAGATGTCGTAACTGGGAGAAGCACAGTTGGTCAAACTGTGCAAACTGTTGCTGGTAATGCAACAATAAGTGGTGATACGCTTTTCCAAGAGCAGTCACAAGTTGTTACTACTACAACAGAGCAGCGCCAAACTCGTCAGGGCGTTTCTATAACAGTAACTCCTGAAACACAATCCCAAAGAATTGGTTCTCGTGTAACGGATACTTCGATTATTCCGTTTATGCGTTCAGTTGTGGTGACGTTCATCGCAAAAAGACTGAAACCTAATACTCGAGTATTCCCGTTCTTTGATGGTGTTGGTGTCACTCCGCACTGTAGGCCGCTGAATTTTGATCCAGCAACAGACCTTGCACCTGTCGATCCTGCGGCATATTCATCGTATGTCGATGGTAATTATGGTGATTCCCTGATCACAGATGCTCAAGGTGTTTGTGTGGGACAATTTAGAATTCCGGCGGCAACATTCCGCACAGGCGATAAGAATTTCCGCCTCTGCGATGATCCATTTAACCGCGAACCATTTGTAACAACTGCGGCGATGCAAACATGGTCAGCAAATGGATTGTCACAATCTGTCCAAGATACAGTCGTATCAACTCGCGTTGCTAATGTAGCAGTTGGTTCTGTTTCTGATTCGAGATCAGTATTCGAAACATCTACAACAGAAAATAGATTGGCAGATAGAAATGTTGGTGTCGTTCAAACTAATATCAACAACACCTATACTACGATCAACAACACTACGAATATTGATAACACAGTAACAAACAACACAACAGTAAACAATACAGAAGTTACTAATGTTTTCAATGAGTATACAACAATTGTTGTAACACCTACACCTGCTCCAACGCCAGCGCCAACACCAGCGCCAACTCCTGCTCCGACGCCTGCACCGACACCTGCTCCGACGCCAGCACCTACACCTGCTCCGACACCAGCACCTACGCCAGCTCCGACACCAGCACCTACGCCAGCACCATCTCCGACACCTACGCCTGCACCGACTCCTGCTCCAACACCAGCACCGACTCCTGCTCCGACACCTGCTCCGACACCTGCTCCGACGCCAGCACCAACACCAGCACCGACTCCTGCTCCGACACCTGCTCCGACGCCAGCACCAACACCAGCACCGACTCCTGCTCCAGATGTAATCGTACCCGAAGATACTCCTCAACCAGATCCATGTGCACCAGTAACAATCTGTAGAGAAGGCGGCGGCGAGCGAGTACTCAGAGGCCCTAATGGGTTTGGGGGGCAGGACAACATAAGACTTGAAACAATAACTGAAGAAGAAGGACCGATCTGCACATCATCAATTCCTGTTTCCTGTCAGAGAGGAGGCAGGAACTATCGAGATCCTATCGCGCAGACATTCTATGTTGAAGGTATGCCATTTGGTTGTTATGTCACTAACCTTGACATATATTTCAGAACCAAATCATCTACTGCGCCAATCACTCTCCAATTACGTGAAGTGGTAAATGGATACCCAGGAAATAAAGTTATTCCATTCGGTGAAGTCACGTTGAATCCTGCTGATATTACAGTCAGTGAAGATGCAACTGCGGCAACAACTTTTGTGTTCCCGTCGCCAGTATACCTGCAAAACAACACAGAGTACTGTTTTGTTCTTCTTCCTGCAGGCAATAATCCAGATTATAATATTTGGGTTTCTGAATTGGGCGCAAACGAACTTGGTACTGAAAATAGAATTTCTGAACAACCACATATTGGTCTGCTATTTACATCTGCCAATGATAGATCGTGGACAGCGTGGCAAGCAGAAGATATTAAGTTTACTTTACGTCGCGCAGACTTCGATATTAATACAGTCGGTTTGATTGAAATGAAAAATATGGATGTTGACTTCTTGAAGTTTAACTCGTTCACAAATGGAAATTTTGAACCAGGAGATGCAATCCATGGATTCTCGTTTGCAATTACAAACGCAGGTTCTGGGTATACGGATGGAGATATACCACTTTCTCTATCAGGAGGTGGTGGTTCTGGTGCGACTGTTCTAGTAACAATTGCAGGCGGAGCAGTAACAGATGTTGTGGTTACAAATCCAGGAACAGGATACACGAGTAATCCGTCACTAACTATTTCAAGTGGTAGCGGTTCTGATGCGGCAGTTGCGGTAACTCTGAATAGAGGATTCGTGAAGCAGTATGATTCTCTGTATAATGTCGGTAAAATCTTAGTAAGGGGTGGTAGATTCACTGCTACTGATATTATTGGGAATGGCACGACTTATGCTGAAATTGTAGAAGTCGAAAATAAACAACTTAATGTTGTGGAAACTAATGTCGGGTTTATTGATCATACTCCTGCGGTAGTTTCTTGGTCTGTAGCACCAACTGCTACTGGTGCGAGTGCTGGTGGAGATTCATATGAAGGGTTTAACTTTGGACAAGAACATGCATTAACATATGAAGCGCAAGTATATTCTTACTCAAATGAGCAAGCAAACTTGGGCGGAGATAAATCACTAAGTATAAGAGCAGGTATGGTGACACAAACGTCAACTGTTTCTCCTGTGATCGATACTAGAAAATGTTCAATGATCGCTATTGCCAATGACATTAATGGACCAGATGATATTTCTGGCGAAGATGGAAACAACGGAACTGCAGCATCGAAGTATATTTCCCGTCGTGTTATTCTTGACGATGGTCAAGATGCCGAAGATCTCCGAGTATATCTGAGCAATCAGATTCCTGCTGGTTGTGATGTTAGAGTATATGGTAGATTCCAGAATGCGACCGACCCTAGTAATTTTGATGACTTAGAATGGATTCAATTAGAACTTGCGCAAACACCTATAGTCAGCACTGGAAAATCTGGTTTTGTTGAATACCAGTATACTATCCCAACAGCAAATAAAAATGCTGGAGTTCTTGAATATACTGCAGGAAGTGTAACTTATAGTGGTTATAAAAATTTCGCAGTGAAGGTTATTCCATCATCAACAAATAGTTCTGTAGTTCCATTAGTAAGAGAACTTAGAGCGATTGCGTTGCAGGTGTAATATGACAAGAATTAAACTAACTGATACTACAAAGTATGAACGTGATGGTCATTCGAAGGCAATACTTTCGAATGACCTGCCTGCTCTAAAGGCATATAAGTCTCGTAAACAACATATGAAGCAAATTGAATCATATGGAGACGATATAAATAATCTTAAGAATGAAATGATTGAGATTAAAAACTTACTAACACAAATACTACAGAAATAAGGATATAAAGCATGAGCACACTTACCCTTAGATCTGTAAAGGGGACTCCGCTGACGAATACTGAAGTTGATACTAACTTCAGCAATTTGGATAATGATAAGTATGAGTCTGGATCAAGTCCTTCCTTTGCAGATTTAGCACTTACTGGGAGTCTAACTAAATCGGTTGCAGGCACAGTTGCAGCAGCGGGAACTACCCAAGGTACTGCAACTGCGCTGACAAAAACTCTCAACATGATCACAACAGCAACAGCAAATCAGGGTGTAAAACTTCCTACTGCTGCTGCAGGTTTGACCATCAAGGTTATTAATACTACAGCAGTTACCATTGTTGTGTATCCAGATACTTCAGATGTTATTGACGGTGGAACTGTCAATGTTGGTGTCAATTTGTCACCATATTCGTCTGTTGAATTTGTTGCACAAGATGCTGTAGATTGGTATCGCGTAACAAGTTTAATTGTATATGACTCGAGTGGTAACAGGTTAAACTAAAATGAATCCTCTAAAGGTCAAGGCAACAGGGTCCCCAATCACTTCTGCAAACATCAGCGGGTTGCAGACCATGACCGATGCAGAGGTAAAAAATTATATTGCCAATGTTATCACAGAAAAATTTGCTGCAGTAACAGATGGTACTGGTACTGCTGAAATAAACATCACGACAAATAACTCAGGCGCAGGAACGTCGATCGGTACGTTTGTCGATACGACAAGAAACGAATCTATCGGAACGCATCCTGCTACTGGTGCTACTTCCACTACAACATATTATGTGAAGCAGGTTACTGCTGCGGCGACTGAAAACATTACCAACAGACCATTAGCATGGGATTCTCGTCTGGAAGAAATGACAGACGGTGATATTGATGACACGATGGATCTCTGCGTTGAGGCGATGGTCGCAGAATCGTCGTATACTGCAGGTCAATACAAACTACAAGCAACTGCTCCATCAGGTGGAACTTGGGTCGCAAGATACACACTAACAGATACAGCGCAAGGTGGAAACACTGTAACATATCTGTGGCAGAAAACAGTCGCATCTTCAGCACCAACAGTAGATTACACACCACTAAGAATATTTAATGGTGGTAACTGCAAGCAGATGACCGAAGCAGAAATTGAACAGATGCTTCCTGTCTTCAGAAATAGAATTATTGAAACTGGTATCGGAACATATAAAATCCAAACGGATGCGCCCACTAGTGGCGGCACTTGGATTCAAACAGGCAACACATTCACTGATACTCGTGAACAAGTTTCACCACAAAACTATGTAGGAAACTTCAGCGGCAATTACACTGGTTTCTTTTCTGGTACCTTTTTAGGTACAGGAAATTTCGAGGGTTCTAGAAACTATCAGGGTAACTATTCAGGAACCTATGGCGGAATTGTAAATTATTCTGGTTCAAGAACCTATAGTAGATTCTTACCTGATGGTTACATGGGTTTTGCTACTTTCTCAAATAACTTTGCTGGATCTAGAACCTATAGTAGATTCTTACCTGATGGTTACATGGGTTTTGCTACTTTCTCAAATAACTTTGCTGGATCCAGAGTCTATTCTGGTAACTATGCTGGTAGTGGAAACTTCACAGGTAACTATGAAGGATCAAGAACTTACTCTGGTAATTATCTGGGTAACTTTACAGGTAACTATCTAGGAACATACACTGGAAACTTCTCTGGTTCTAGAACTTACTCTGGTAATTATCTTGGTAACTTTACAGGTAACTATCTAGGAACATACACTGGAAACTTCTCTGGATCTAGAACTTACTCTGGTAACTACCTAGGATATTTCACTGGAACCTATGGTGGAACATATACACAGAACTTCTCTGGATCTAGAGTATATTCCGGCAATTATCTGGGTAGTTTTACAGGTAACTATGAAGGAACATACAGCAGAAACTTCTCTGGTTCTAGAACCTATTCTGGCAACTATGCTCAAGGATTCAGCGGAAACTACTTAGGAACATACACTGGATTTTTCTCTGGTTCTAGAACTTACTCTGGTAACTACCTTGGTTCTAGAACCTATTCTGGTAACTATGTTGGACCTCCAGGTCCACCATATACTGGATTCTTTACGGCAGAACCATATGCCGGAACCTATGCTGGAACTGCGCAATACGCTGGTACACCATACTCAGAAATCAACTACCTTTACGAATTTGGTCCAATAGAAACAACAATTGAGTGGGTCACGCCGTACTTTTTGGGTCCAGCAAATTACACTGGATACTATACAGCAGGTAACTATGTGGGTGGTGGCGGTGGTGGACCTGGACCTGGAGGAGGACCTGGACCAAGATTCATCCCTGCATTTTACAGTAGCAATTTCAGTGCACCAGGAGAAAACTTCGCTGGTTCTAGAGTCTACAGTGGTGCGTATGCTGGTTCTAGGGTCTACAGTGGTGCTTATGCCCAAGGGTTCAGCGGTAACTACCAAGGAACATACACTGGATTTTTCTCTGGTTCTAGAGTCTATTCTGGCAATTATCTAGGAAACTTCAGCGGTAATTATGATGGAACATACAGCAGAAACTTCTCTGGTTCTAGAACCTATTCTGGTACCTACCTAGGATATTTCAGCGGCAACTATGATGGCGCATATACGCAGAACTTCTCTGGGTCTAGACAATATTCCGGCAATTACACAGATAATTTCTCTGGTAACTATGAAGGAACATACAGCAGAAACTTCTCTGGTTCTAGAACCTATTCTGGTAATTACACAGATAATTTCTCTGGTAACTATGAAGGAACATACAGCAGAAACTTCTCTGGATCTAGAGTATATTCTGGCAACTATGAAGGAACTTATGGTGACGGTGGATTTTATGCTGGTTCTAGAACCTATTCTGGCAACTACCTAGGATTCTTCTCTGGTGTCGCTCCATATGCTGGTTCTAGACAATATTCTGGCAACTACCTAGGATTCTTCTCTGGTCTTGCGCCATATGCTGGTTCAAGAAACTACCAAGGCGAGTATGCTGGTGGCGGAACCTTTAGTGGTAACTACAGTGGATCTAGAAATTATGCAGGTATATATAATGGACCAGCAAATTATTCAGGCAATTATTCCAGAGGATTCTCAGGAAATTATGGCGGAACTTTTTCTGGTGCAACAATACAGGC